ATGTCCGAAAGTCTTAACCACGGACGTGTTCTCTTTTATGGTGATACAAGCCATCCAACATCTGGTGAAGTTGTAACATCCACCTGGTTTAAAGCCATACGATATTTACTCCACTCGATATGGGGATTTTTATCCGTCGCAGCAAGAAAAACCGTTGGGATTGAATTTGAGGATGGTCCGCCGACATTTCATGAGATTAGAAGCCTGAACGAGTAGTTGTACGAGAAGGAAAAAAGAAAGGATTTTGCGAGGAAGCTGCTGGTGCATCAGTCCGGAAAATGACGGATAAAGACCTTGATACGGGAGGGAAAAGGTTGGTGATGCTGTAAAAAACCGAATATCAAAATTCGAGAATATTGATTTTTACCTTTAAAATCAATCACACAAAAAAAGACCGAATACGATTCCTAAAGTCGCTAGATATGTATATTTCCCTTTAAAATCAGTTAATTATATTATTTTCACCTCAAAAAAGTGGCTCAACACACCCCATGCCAGCCCTTAAAGATCATACATTTACCTGATGTTTCGTTTAAATTCGTGAAAAATTCGGAAGTCAAAATGACCTCAACTGCCTTCACTATATGCCTAATCCTTGCCGCCGTCATGGTGATGATACACCCGGCGTTCTGCATCCCCTTCCTCATCGCTGCCTATCTGCTTGCGGGAAAAAGCCGTATGGATCTGGACAGCAACACCAGCATAATTCTGGGTATAATTGGCGTCTTTGTTTTGCTATTCATATTCGCCGCTATCCATCAATTCGAAAATCAATAATAGTTGTTAATGATACTATTCATAAAGATATTAATCATATTGTTGTAAATTGAATTCAGCGTATAGTAGCGACTTGATTTTTCTAGACTCAGTACTATAGAATGATTAAATTCAGCGGTCGGTTATTAGCAAAAGGTGGACGTAATGGTACGCTTTGACTCTAAACATCCATACCGACTAACTTGCGGCTGCAATTCTCATTCACAGCACCCGCAGCAACAAAAACCACTGCAGCCATTTAAAAACTTAGGTTATTCCACCAAGGCAATAATCATTAATATGGGGATATGACACATCCATATATACAATGTCTGACGTGAACTTAAATGCATATTAAAAAGGATAGCAAAATGATTAACCCATTAGATCAGCGTTCTACACCTGTATTAGAAAATGAGCTTGAGAGATTCCAAAAAATCTCTAAAGAACTAGAGTCATTGCTGCCAGTAAATACCCCCTCCATTAGTTCAGCGAAGCAGACTATTTTTAAAGCAACAGCCGCCATAGAAAAAGAGTTAACAAAGCGAAACCAAATTTAAAAATTGATATCTGAGGCCGCATTGCGGCCTTTTTATAATTTTAACTAAATATCCAACATGCCTTGGACACTCTAGTAACTTCTGCATTGTTTTATAATTTTATCACTCCTATTAGTTGATTGTTAGAACCGGCTTTCATCAAAAAAACCGAGTTTTAACCCGCTATTAATTAAAACTGTTGCATCTGCATCTGCTAGTTCTTCATACTCTTTATAAAAAATGCACTTTCTTTCAAGCTTTATAGCTGGCTCCAGCAAGTATTTACATTTAAACGTTGTCTTGAATAGTGCCTGCAACTCTTTTGCTGTTGTCGGAGAATAAATCGTAAAAAATATTGACGGATCGAAAATATACCCATCAACCTCAACCCAGGCGTGACCGTTCCATTGTCCTGAAAAATCCATCCCGGAGTTCAATACCGGCTTTATTGGTTCATGCGAAAAAATAAGTCTATTATTTACAGTCAAAGATCCAGTTACGAATCTTGCTTTCACGGGGAAACGATCATTTATGTTTGCAAATAATAACGCCCCCATGTACAAACATGCTCCATTTTTATGGGTGGAAATATCAATAACACCACTCATAATCATCTGAACTTCTTCAATAAATTCTTTCATTTCCATTTTTTCATCCAGAAGTAACGCTACTTATTAAAGAATTTAGTTGTTGTGCAGTTAGTAAGGGATTTTCTGACATTGCTATTTCTAACCGCACACAGATCAACTGTCAAATTCAGTCCTCCTCAGTGCAGCGAAAGTGTCAGATAAAATATGAAGTAATTCAAGTAGACATCATTTTTTAAAATACGGATTCACCCTCTCAACAGCCTGCTGTACCAGCTTATTGCGCTGAGCCATAAAGCGGTCAATCCTTTCCCTCTTCTGCTCTGCCGTCAGAATACGATCAATGCGCACCAGCTCTATCCGGTTATTCAACTGGCGGAGCTCTGTCTGCGTCGCCGTTAATCCTTTCCGTTGTGACAACTTATCCCTGTTTTCAGCCTGCAGCTCTTGAGCATCTTCAGTTCGCCCCTGCTTCCGATACGAATTAATGGTGCTGTTGATCTGATTTACCTGCGTCATCATCCGGTAGAAGTCCTCACTGAACTGAGTGGACTTCGCTGGGTCGTCACCATAGCCACGCAACAGTGATTTAATCACCGGCATTTCGTCCAGTCGCATAGACGCGGTTTCACCATTATCCTGCATACCACGCATCATGATATTGGTCGCCCCCATGACATATGCGCCCAGGCTGCCGGTGTACCCTTGAATGATATGATCCAGCATTTTCGGTGACAGATTTGTAGCCTCACCGATTTCACGCATTAACAGGCTGGTCTGGTCGTTATATCTGGCACCCGCAATCAGGTTACTGTCCGCCATGTTCTCGATCGGCCCACCTTTGAAGAAGTCATAATTCACATAAGCTTCAGCGATCGGCATTGCTACCTGTGGGATTGGGTTAAAGGCCATTGTCTCCATGAAGTTGTGGGCCACCAGCTTGCCAAATTTACCAGCTGAATCTTGACCACCCATGGTGCGAACAAAACGCTCAGGCAGTGTGCCGAACATCAGACCAATTTCGAACGGCTTCGGCAAACGGATGTGAATACCACCGGGCAGCCAGGCATGCCAATACGTGTCTTTATCCCAGTCTGGCAATTCCTCATAGCGTTTGTCGTCCCAGTTAAGCGCCAGGAGTGCCAGAGAGGCAGCGGTAATCATGCCGCCGCGCTTGAGAACCGATTTCGGATCTTCTTTAATCGCCCTGCCCAACTTACTCAGTCCCTGCATACGGGCGTTAAAGAACGGCAGCATGTCACTAAGGTTTATCATGATCTTGCTGGCACCCATCATGCTGAAGTCCATCAGGTCACGCGATTCAAACGCAGCCTGCGCCTTACCTTTGCCAGATTTAATAGCCGCCTCATAAGTGGCCAGGCGGTTGGCATTCTCCGCCGCTTCACTGAGGTGACGGTACTTCTCAAGCCCGGATCCCAATTTATCCATGACATCCTTGCCACTTTTAACGATGGACGACTCGAACTCTTTGATCTGGCTGTCGGTATACCCTTTTCGGCGTAGCACGCCACGGATTGAACGCGCAGTCGATGCCGGATCATAAACGTTGGAATATCCACCGCCAAACGTGGCGCCGGCAAACATCATGTCGATAAGGCTGTCATCAGTTTTAAGAGCTTTTTTGAACCCTGCGAAGGAATCAATACCGGCCTTAAATCCGTCTTTATTGATAGCCCACGAATGGAGCGAGTCACGCAAGAAGTTGCGGATGATGAAGTCCGGCATGCTGGTTGTGCCAATCGTCAGCACCTTCTTCGCCTGGCGCGCTGCTTTCATGAATGCAGAGTTGCTGCGTTCCAGGTCGATCATGGTAAATGCACGGTAAAGCTCAGGGTCATTGACCTGCACCAGTTGCTCTTTGCCGTCAGTGAAAACCTTCACCACATCTTTTCCGATACGCTCAAAATCCATTTTGTTCGGGGACTCGATCACCTCTAACATGCCAGTGTCAGCCAGGTTAACCACGGCACGACGCATCGCCTCGTTCTTCATCGAGGCATCTACTGACTTGGCCACGTAGTTGAACAGGTTTTCAATCGGATCCTTAATCGTCAGTTCACTGCCTTTCAGTTTACGGACGGTACTGCTTTGGTTAGCGATGCCCCGCGTACTCCATGGCCCCTTAACCTCACCATTTTCCGCCTCACGGTAATACGGCAAGTACCAAGCGCTTTCCCAGTTGGAACGACTCTCCGGATCAATAAGCCCCATATCCTGCTGCAGATCCAGAATCGACTTAATGAAGGCATCATATTTTTTCTTCTGGGCGTCGAACAGCACCTCATTGCCCTTATTCAGCCCCTTCATATAGGCGATCTCGTCGGCTGTGAAGTTGTTTTCTTTTCCTTCTGCCATCAGTCGCTCAGACCGGTGGCCAGCAATCCATTTAAGGAAGTTTTCACGATGATTACCCAGGGCGTCCAGAATGCCCATCAACGTATCCTCTTTACCCGTTCCCGCCTGCCGCTCTACAACACCATCGGTTTTATTGTATTTGGGCAGGCCGTGCTCCAGAGTGGCCGCAGTGACTGATCCAGCACCGGCAGCCATGCGCGCCCCAATGTATGCTGATGATCGGGCATCTGATTTGCCAGCGGCGTCTTCCGCATACTTTAACGGCGCCATACCGTCGAAGGTCTTGGTGTTTAATTTGCGGCCCATCTCCTGCAGCCAGCTTTTCAGCTCTGTTCTGTCCTTCGATTTCACCATGCCGTAAAAGTCTTTGGCCTTTTCGACCTTCCCTTTTTCGACGTTGAACCCCATTTTTCTGTTGGTGATCTCGTCCATGGTGGTTTCACCAGTACGGGAGTACAGCGCGGTGTTCTTGCGGATATCATCGGGAGAGAGTATATTTTTACTTGAGCCGCTAAGGGTGTTCGCCTCGGGCAATTGGAGCCCGACTGCATGAAGCCACTTAGCGGCTTTTCCATTATTCAGGTACAACAGGTTGTTATCCAACTGACGCTGTAACGCTACGTTATTATCCTTCCCGTAAACGCTCGCAATCTTGTTGATCTCAGCAAACCCTGCGCCCTTGCCATTGAGATGAATGGCTGCAATCACCGGGTTGCCGTAAACATCCTTGGCCTCAACCAACGATACAAGAGCATCCCCCTCGGTAGCAGATCGCATCACCGCGACCGGGTCAGCAATGAGCTCAGGTAACCGCTGCATATCCTCCAATCTAACCTGGTGCGCGCGTACAGTTGGATCGGTCGCCTTGTGCACGACAGACGCAGGCATAACCATTTCCAGATTGCGGGCACCAAGAGCCCGATATACTGCCGGAGTATCACCGAGACGCACCATACCGCGAGGCGCATTCTCCATTCCGGCGATATCCTCAACTTCAGCTGCAAAATTCTTGGCGTCGTAGCTGTCAGGCTTAAACGGATCCTTCCTTCCAGATGCTGAGTAAAGCGCATCGGTGCGGCTGAAAGTATCGTCAAATTCCCTGCTGCCTGGCTGCTCTCCTTCATACATTGCTGTACGTTTAAAGCGGCCGGCAATGGAGTGCAGGATATTGCGGATTTCCGACGGAGTGATATCCCCCGGGTTGAAGAAACCAGCATTACGCAAGGCATTGGTGATGATGGCAACAAACCGATCCCATACATGACCCAAGCCGGTTAATTCAGAACGCTCTGCCATGTGCGCCAGAAACTCATTCGCCTGGACTTCTGGTGACTCGTTGCCGTAGGCCTTTTGCACCTGTCGCCAAACAGACTGAATTTCCGGGTTCTTGCTATCACGTGTCTGGTGAAGCACGCGGATAATACGGTCATATTCCACATCACCGATCACTGAGGCCAAGCCATGGTGCGCCAGAACCTCGTGGCGAAGTTTGGCACGAAGCTGCTTACCGTTCGCAATATTATCGGCTACCACAATCACGCGGCTGAGCTCGGGCTGGTATATGGCGTGCACCGTACCAAACTCTTTCGGAATGCCATTCGGCATCATAGCCGAGGCGTCAGCCTGGGACTGAACAACCTGAACTTTGATTTTTGCTGCGCCATTGAAGCGGCGAACCCACTGGTCAGCGATGTGCTGAGCCTGTTTGTCCCCCATCCCCTTATCCGGTTTCGCCCCAGACGCATCAAAATTGCCCTCAGAAAGGATATTGCTACCGCCAATATCGAGGCCATCTTTAGAGTAGAAGGCCACGCCGCGTTCTGTAGGCTTGGTTTTCAGCGTCTTGAACAAAGTATCGAAAGCATCGCGAACGCCATTATTCAGCTCTGCTTCTGTCGGATAAGCGTAGGTGTCCGGATTGCCGTGCTCATCCCCTTTTTTGAGGTTGACCAAGTAATCATTGCGGATGCCTTTGGCCTCAGCCCGATCGAGGATATAGCGCTCATATGAACGAGCGGCCATTTCAACATTGGTTGCCCAATAGGGTTTGCTGCGCAGCTCGTCCAGCCTCTGAGCGCGGGCAACCATACCGCTATCGCCAACGGCTTTCATCACGCCTTTCCATGCATTCCAGACCTCTTGGCGTACAGGGAAATCAGCCGGCACCATTTTCCCATCTTGGAATTTCATGGTCTGCCGGCGGCGAACCGTCGCATAATTGTCGCCACGCCCACCGCCTACGTCAGCCTGACCGAAATAGTTGTCCAATGCATGGAACCACTCATGCGCCAGCGAACCGGCACCATTATTTTTCGTCAGGTTAATCACCACCTCACCCGGCTCATAATGCGCCTTAACTGCATTAGAACCGCCACGTCCGCGCGCGCCGAACGCAAGGCCGAGCTCGCCATTCAGAGAAATGGCTTTTGCCGGAACGCCGATAATGTCGGCCATGTCATGCAGGCTATCAAAGGCATCGTTCAATTCTGCCTGGCGGCGACCCGACTCCACATAGTTTCCGAACTGTACCCCACGGAAACCGAATTCTTTATCGAACTGCGTTGGGGTAACGTCGGCGGTTCGCCTTTCGGCACCGGCTCGCGGGGCGTTGGTATCACGACGTTGCTCAGTACGTGCCTTATCACGTTGCTCGGCTATTTGGCTTTCCAGTTCAGCGCGGTTTTCATTGAGATAATCTCGGGCTGCACGAGGATCCTTGAATCCTTCTTTTATCCTGGCTACTCCGCTAGCCCCTTTGTATCCGATAAAAATGTCCCGAGTGTATCGATCCGCGTGGATAGTGAAATTGGTTTGTTTGGATACTGGAGCGCCTCCACTTTGTTGATCAATGTACGCTCTCGCTTTATGCATAAAGTTGGCTTTATCCGTATCAGACACTCCGCCGACCGCTGCCCCTTTGGCTGTCTCCAGCTCATAGACCGATTTCCCCGGAGCCGGATACTCTTTGCCTTCGTACATAGAGTAATGCGAATGACGTACGCGATACTTTGCGGCCGCCGCCATCTGTTCTGGCGGTATTGAAGAAATCAGATCGTGCGTATCCAACATGCCACGCAAATTCTTGCTATTGAAAATCTTTTCACGAACATCAGCGACACTGACCCTTCCATAAAGCAGATCCCCGGAAAGTCCCTTCATCGTCTGAGCAGATTCGACCCAGCGCTGAAGCAAACGTTTAGGTTTGGTCGGTGGGATCTGGGCTCTTAGCATGGAGAGCAATGCCAACTTGTCGCTGCTTACACCGTCATCAGACAATTTTCTGTAATCAGGTTGAGGGAACAGCTTGGATAGGGGTTCAGTTCGATACTGCTCATCCGTAGCATCGCGCTCCATCGCCTCCGAGAACTTGCCCCACTTGTGCTTCGCTGCGCCTTCCAACTTCTGGCCAAAGTCGTCGATCTGGTTTTCATGACGCGTAGAACCATGGTCACTCCCTGTGTCTTCAAGTTCAGCGTTACCGCGCCAGTGTGGCCTTTTAGCACGATGTTCGTTGAGAACTGGGCGATATTGCGCACCATACATTCGCCGTTCCTCTGGCGTGCCATGGGCAGCCCTGAAGATGCTCATCACATGGCCGTTGGCACTGTCATCAGCAAGCATCCGCTGTATCAGCTCAGCAGACTCGTCTTTTGTCAGTCCATTTTCTGTGGCCACTGTCTGTGGTTCTGCAGTTGGCGCTTTTTCTATCGGCATGCGTATAGCATATCCGCCCTCAACTTCCTCGATCTTGGCTCCGGGTGTTTTTCCCGAACGGGATGCCTGGGCCATACGTAATGTGGCGAAAGGTTTATCTCCAAAGAAGCGCAGCTCACCGACTGGTTCACCCTTGGCATAGGCTTCGGTCTGCGCATCAATGGGAACGCCACCAGTACGCTGTCGATTGTCCGGTAATCCTTGAGGCTGGTTATTGGCACCGATGCCTTCAGAGTATTCACGCAGGTTACGTTGATCACGTGTCTCTCCCCGGGTGAATGCTGGTGCTGACCCAGCTTGCACATCGTCGGTATTGGCTTCTGGCCCATTGGCGAAAATGATGTTCTTGTCAGTTATTGCATTGCTGGGGACAGTCTCACCATCATAGGTCTGGGAAGCTCGGCCAACTTCATTCCCCCGAGGATCCTCATCGCGCGGGATGAATTGCTGGCCCCTAACCTGCTCCCCTGCCCGGAACTGTGGCCCGGCGCCAACTTGCTCGTCATCAACATTCACGTTTGCCACTTCACCTGGCATGGCAATGACCGACGTTTTACCCGGAGGTGGTAAGCGCGGCATAAGCGCTTCACGGATTTGATCTGCCCGCTCCTGCGCCGCCAACTCTTCAGGGGTATAGCCCTGATCACCTGAGTCCATTTGCTGCTGGATTAACTCATCAGCCGTCGGCGATAGCTGTTGCTCCGCCAAGGCACGCTGCACGTCGTTATCTTCGGCAAAACCTTGAATGCGCGGATCTTGGCGCAGATATGCTGGAGTGTCCCTGAACTCGTCGGCACGCGTTGGCGCAGCGCCGGCGACCTCTTCAGCGGCAAACTGACCACGTGCTTTTTGTGTCGGTTGCTCAGGCATCGATTCTGGATTATTGCCGGTGACCGCCTGCTGCTCTTCGGTGGCACTCTCAGCATTAACTGGTTGATTTTGTTGTTCAACACTCTGCTGATCAGGTGTTGATCGGCTACCGCGAAAACCGCCAACGGCACCGATGGTTCCCCCCATACCGGCCCCAAGAACTGCATTACTTGCACCGGTGGTCACAACATCCTTCATAGGGTCAATTTTTTGCCCAGCAGTATCAATAAGCTGTTGGTTCTGGACATATCGCTGCCCAGCGCCCTGGGCAAATTCAGTAGAACCTTCAGCCGCAGCCCCTGTCAGGGCACCGGAAAGCACACCTGACGCGGCACCTTTCTTTGTGAGCAAATTGAGAAGTGTATGATCGCCCAGCGTTGATGCCGCGATATTGATGGCCAGCATTTTAGGATCGGCCGTTACTGCGCTAGCCGCCTGATCTGCAATCTGATTCCTTGCTAAGGTGAGTTTTTCGGTGTCAGAAAGGGCAGCATTGGCAGGGTTCAAATCCACATTATCGAACGCTTTTTGAAACGATGGACTCTTCATCAAGTCGGTAAAAGACAAAGCATTAATCTGGTCACGAATGTCAGAGCCACCTTGTCCCTGTGCGGGTGCCGCCATTGCGCCGACAAAAGCTGTTTTGCCTGCAACAGTTGCAGCTCTATCAGCAGTTTCTTTTGCTATCTGCCTCGCAGTTTCCTCCGGCAACTTTTTGCTCAGCCGGTTAAATAAAGAATTCTCAACAGCGTTTCTCGTGGACGCAGCTCCGAGTTTAGAGGCTGCTCCCCCTGTCAATAACTGGGCAACTGTTGGTATAGCATTCATCATCCATGCGTCTTTATCAAAAAAACCAACCCCAAGCTTGTAATTGCCCTTATCATCTTCTTCAACGAACGGCATCGCGGCAGCTTGTTTGGCATCATCGCTATAGCCATTTTGGATCGAGTTTGAAGCCGAACCGGCAAGCTTTCCAGTAGCACCGATTGCGGCAGATCCCCCGCGAGATAATGGATTACCTGGATGTTCCCGCATGACTTTAAGCATTTCGGAATCAACGCCTAAGTCAATAAGTGGTTTGCTTTCCCCGGAGCGATATCCAGCAGCTTTTCGGTCAAGGATTTCATTGCCAGCATGGAATAACTGAGCTCCATCTTTAACCATATCAAGCGAGGTGGAAGCTAGACTGCGGGCCATATCCCCCACCCCAATACTCGGATCGGGAATCACCGATTTTCGGCCAGCGGCCTCGCGCGCTTTACGCACCTGCTCCCAGTCGAAACCAGTGCTGCCAGTTTCACCTGGCTGCCGGATGTTCAGCGATTCACGATTGTTGTTTAATGCTTGTTCTTCAGGTCGCTGTTGTTGCGGATCATAGGCCATTTAGGGCTCCAGATTTTAGGCATAAAAAAAGCCCCGCTGGTTAGAGCGAGGCTTGGCATCATTGGGTAATTTAGCGCGTATTTTACGAGCAAACAACATGATTGATGAATAGTTTCAAGTGAATTAATATCATTCACATCGTTACATCGTTACCTAAATACCTGTTTATTTATCAGTATTTATCAATGTCTTAAAAAGAAATATAATAATAAAAAATCATAACGGTTACCATTGATGAACACAGGTAAGCCAAGCAGATCGGCATTAGTATTTTTTAATATACAAAGCCCTACTATTCTTTGTTTGAATGAAGATATACACACAAAAAAGACATTAAACTTCCTTTCTAAAATTGAAGATACGCTTGAAAGGGGGCACTCTGCTGAAATTTCTTTTTCACTATGCAAAGAAATTCGACCTTTAGCAGCCTTACTTTTGTTTTCAACGATTAATAACATTCAAATTAGATATGGTTTTTCAAGAATAAAGATTAATATTCCATCCAGAGGGAGTGCTTTATGTGGTGATTCGTCGCTTATGAGATCTGGCCTATGGGATGCTTTAACTTGTCAAAATGAAATTGATATTGAGAACCTAATCCTCAACAACAACAGGTTCAAAACATCACAAGACCCATCAATAATAAAGCGAGTTGAGGAAATACTTACTAAAATTGACAACCTATCTGTAGAACATGTGTTTTTCCTCACAATGGCAATTAAAGAGGCTGTATTGAATGTCATTCATCATGCATACAAGATAAAAGAACCGTCTCTTTTCCCACCTGCAATTAACAACAGATGGTGGCAATGCGCCTGGGTTAATATTAGAAAAAAAGAAGTTAACATAATAATACATGACCGAGGAGTTGGAATATTAGGAACATACAATGATAATTACAAATCTTCAGAGGATCTCCTGTTAGAGGCGATGCAGCAAGGCATATCCAGCACAGGCCTAACTAACCGCGGCATGGGCTCTGAAGACATGAAAAGCCCCGTAAATCAGCTTACTGGCACACAAAAGTTGACAGTTTACACAGAAAGTTATGTTTATTCATACAGTTCATGTATCTTACAACCTACTGTTTTTGAGAGAAACGATTACATCTGTGGTACACTTGTGCACTGGGAGTGTACCTATGATGACTAATGTAGAAGGTGATATCATGAAAGACGTGATGATTGATGTCGCGAAAGATTTTTCAGATGATCCATTCGGTCGATATGCTGATGATGGAAAATTTAATGCTGGGGCATTTCGAGACAACATTTTAATACCTGAGCTAAAAAAAGCCATTGAAGATGGTGACACAAAGATTACCATTGATTTTTCTGGCGTTCCTGTCGGACTTGGCTCTTCTTTTATAGAGGAGGTGTTTGGAGGACTCATTAGAAGTGGGTTTAATCCATCACAAATAAATGACATTATAGTTTATAAATTCCCGTTGCCATTTTACATGATTCAAGCAAAGAAATTCATGGCTATTGAATGGGATAAAAGAAAGAGCGATAAATAAATGGAATTTAATTGGGTAACTCTTCTATCTCCAATTATAACCACCTTAGGGTGGTTGATTGCCTATAGGCTTGCAAAAATAAATTCCACTAGAACAGAATCAAAAGGACTTATTGATTCCAGCATAACATTAATTGATTTGATTTGTGAAAAGTCATCCGCATTTTATATGGACAAACAACAGTCAGCTCTTGCAAAAAAACAATTTGAGAAAATGGCAATTAGTAAAATAACTTTCCTTTATAAAAAGTTAGAGTTACTTAAAAAAAGAGGGATTGTAATAAATGAAAATGATGTCTCAGATCTACATGAATTTGTAACATATAACATACCAGCGCAAGGTACCGACAATCTCATAGATGAAGCAACCATATTGAAAATCATAAAAGCTTCATCTGATATGAACTTTAATCTTCATCAGAAATTTCATGAACACTACCCACCGATTAAAAGCTTCATAGATTTGAAGCGTGTACTGTGACGGCTCGTTGAGCCGTCACCTCTATCTATTCGATTAAGAAAGCTGGTTTTGATTTTATCTCTCGCAGTAACCGCCATCCAAGCAATGCGGTCGCCTGCACGGTTTCAATCTTGGTATCTTCATCGCAGTGTGTCAGTAACTCCAAAAGCGCAGCTAAGCTGGCTAAAACATCTTCATTGCCCAATGTCACAAAAATCTCCCCAGCTAAAGCCAAACGTATCGATATGAATTAAAATGATTTTTATTAAATAACTGTATGTATGTACAGTAATATTTTATTACATACGTGTCAACGCAGACTCTGATAAGTTTGTTGTGCCAACAATGGATAACAATCTGAAGTATTGACCAAGTAATAATTGGAAATTGAAATTTTATTTATAAAACAATTAGATATAACCATTTAGTTAGGTTGAATGCAAAAGCGCAGCGGAAAAATGCGCTTTTGCATCACTGGATGCTTACTGTTGTTGTCGCTGTGCCTGCTGGCGCATCTCCCTCAGATACCCCGCCGCATACGAATTCTCAGGTGGTTGCACCGGAGCCTGGCCATGTGGCGTTGCAGCAGCGGGTGCCGCCGGTGGTGTGCCTCCCTGCTTCTTGGATTTCCATAACTGGAAGCCTTGCATGTCCTCTGGCTTGCGCGGATCTGGCACTTCACCGAATTGCTGCTTGTACTGCTCAGCATAAGAAGAAAACTCTGGATCCTGTGCCGGTGTTTGTGGCACAGACTGCCCGTAGGAATTCATCACCTCACCCTGCAACTGATCATACTGAGCATTGATTTCAGCCATTGCTCGCTCATCAGTTGCACCGGCCAATGCCTTAGCGCGGGCCTTACCAACGTCGAGCAAATCGCGGCGCAAGCCTTTGGCCTCTTCGCGGCTGGCGGTTTTATCCGGCGGATTGACCATATTATTGAGGAAGGCGGCGCGATCCGGTTGGTTAAGCTGCCCGACCATCTGGCCATAGCCGCGGATCTTGTCCATAACGTTTGCTATAGGGATGTGGGCAAGCTGGTTATCACGCTCATCTGAAGAGCCATGTTCGGTCATTGGCTTTAGAGCGGTGGTTCCGTCATCATATTTTACCGTGATGCCTGGGATGATAAATTTTCCATCCTCGCTAACGCCAATGTGGCCCAGCTCTTTACTGACAATTTTCTTGCCCGTTTGCGGATCGACTTCCCCCTCACCCCGTTTGATATCTGGCGACAGCACCGTATTCATCAGCTTGATGACTTTCGGGTCGTTGTAGTTTATTTCACCGGAGAGCACCTTTGGCATAACGCGATTCACTTCCATCACGTTGTTGATCGCCTCCTGCCCAAAGAAGCGCCCTGGATTAAGAGGATTGTCTTTCGAAATCTGCGAGTACAGTTGCGGATCGAATTTGCCCGTCTCCTCCATCTGCTTATAAAGCGTCTGAACTACCGGCATTTCGTTCTGCAGGCGCTGGCTGCGCTCTTCCTGCATCATGCGATAGTTGTATTCCTTCTGCCGCATACCCAGTTCCTGAGCACGCATACCAAGGCCAGCGCGGCTGATGCCCACCTGCTGCTGATCGAGTGCATGGCGTAAGCCCCATTGTCTATCACCCACCTGGTCGCGCTCTTTCTGGTAGCCAAAATTGCGCTGGTCGCGATCTTTGCCGTAATTGAAATCGGCTTCACGCAGGCTGTAATTGCGATCTGAGTCCTTCACCTGCTGCTGCAGTGCCGCGTCGCGCTGCTGTAGTTCTTTGTTACGTGAGATAGCTGCATCAGCAGTATTGAAGCCAGCCAGGAAGCCATCAGCTAAACCTTGAACACCCATGATTTACCCCTTAGAAAAGTTGGCTTGCCAACAGACCGACCGCCGCGCCAATACCCATACCGATAGGGCCACCCCATGCACCGGCTGTCGCACCTGTCGCGGCAGCAGTACCGGCCCCGGCAGCAACACCGGTTGCTGTTCCTGCGGCTGCAGCGCCACCAGCTGCTGCTGCCGTTCCTGCTGCAGCGGCACCGGCAGTGCCTGCGGCGGCTGTTCCGGCCGCCGCGCCAGCGGCTCCAGCTCCTGCGGCTCCCGCAGCACCGGCCCCCGCTGCTGAACCTGCAGCAGTACCCGCCCCACCGGCCAGCAAAGAACTACCCGATCCCATGGCCAGCCCCATCCCCGCGCCGGTACCGGTCATCTGCATCTTCATTTGCTTCTCAGCATCTTTCAGTTGCTGGTTTGCAACTTCACGTTGCGTTTCACGCGAGGACGCTTCACCAAATCCCTGCAACGCCTGCTGGCGCGTCTGGTTCGCGATATCTACTAATCCGTATCCCATTAGCTGCTACTCCCGCCGCCGATGTTCATTTGTTGGCGGAGGCTGGCGCTGCCCCCCGTCAGAATATTCATTTGCCGATCCGCTTCACCTTCTCGGATCCCGTTTTTGGCCCCGGCAGTTGCCAACGCAGACCTGAGCCCCAGGCTGTTGTCTCCTGCTGTTGGCGATTGCGCCACCCCGTAGCGCGCCATCTGGTTCTGCTGGCCGACCTGCGCCGTGTTCAGCGTCTGCTGCGTATTGGCATCAGCGCGGGATAGTTGGTCATTCATCAATTGACCACTCGTCACAAGCCCCATGAGCTCTTTCTGTTTCGGATAAAATCGGTTCTGCCAATCCGCGTACTGCTCCCGGATCAATCGGGCGTAGGTATCTGCTGCCTGTCCCATGCGTACCCCTATTAGTTAAAAGTCGATTTACCGAATGGCGTGTTTGACACACCGTACTGCCCGCCGCTATTACCGCCACCAAATACTCCGGTTGAGCCGGCGCTTGACACTGGCGCAGCGGCATCCTGCAATCCATAGGTACGCACGGCGGCACCACCCAATGCACCAGCGACCCCCGCCGTCGCTTGTCGGTTGCTCATTGAGCGCTGCGCATCGGACTGTGCTTTTTGCATGCTGGTATTTGCGATGCTATTGAACCCAGACAAAGCATCGGCTTTCTGGCCGGCCCCCATCGCAACGACATCCTGCAGGCCACCAACATACTTATCGGCCTGGGTACTCTGCGCGCGGTTAGTCGTGTCGATCTGGCCAGTAACCTGATCTGAAGTGATGTTGTCGAGCGTCCCCTGGAATTTGCCGCTGCTTGGATCCACGCCGCTGGCTGCCAACTGTGTGGCGGTATCCTGCCGCGCCTTACCGAACTCGGCCTGGTAGCCAAGGTTGGTGTCATTAGCAATGTCCGCATACTTTTGCTCATTGTTCAGCGCATCGACCTTATCCATGAACAGATTTTCATAAGGCCGAAGCTCGTTCTGGTAGAGATCCCATTGCTGCGATGCCACCTGCGCCGCTGCCTTTTCGTTCTCTGTTTCTTTAACTTCGTTACTGCCGCCTTTGCCCATAAAATCCTCACACCGGGATCCGGAATTTCATTAATCCATCTTCATCAGGTTGGCGCACAAAACCGAGCCGCCTGGCTACTCTGATGAACCCTTTCCTGTCTGTGTAAAACTCTGCCCACCTGCCACCGATCATTCGTGTCAGGTCTTTAACGCGCGGGGTATACCGCAGCAGCCCATCGGTAGCCGTGCTTACGCCTAACCACACGACGACATACGGAACGCCGTCTTTCATCCGCGGACGCAAGACGATCCGGGCATCATCGGCACCAAAGCAAAACGCCTGCTTTTCACGGCAGGCGTTCTGGATTTCTGTTATCAGGTTTTTGTCGGTGCTTCGCCTGGCAAGGTCATTCACCTTTTCTTCAAGCGTCATCATTGCGGCCCACTTGTGGCTATTTGGCGCCCTGATTTATAGACACCAATTACCGGTTTGGCCCTTACTTCAGGGCTCCCGGTACTACCGCCGCCACTGATCACTGGAGTGTAAATAGTGACACTGCTCCCCCGGTTCTCACCTATCCGGATGATTAACTGTTGCTGCTTATCACGTCCGACCGCTGGGAGCTGTATGCCCTCGAGCAAATAGATTAACGACCCGCTTTCCCCGTTATTCCCCGTGTCTTTGTAAGCAATTTGGATATCTTCATGGCCCGGGCTCCGCAGAATAACGGTGAAGTACTGTCTATCAGCGCTTGCAGCCAAAATCGTGACGTTTGTATCCATGACACGATCGAAATCCTCACCCACAATATTCCAAATCACATGATCTCCAGCCTCACTCGACCATGTGAAGCCATAGCGCACACCTTGAGTGATGGGGGGCATAGATATCCCACCAGACTGCGCGTTATACACGTCACCCACCAACTTGTTGGCGTAGATAGTTCCTCGGACATCGCAGTCCTCCAGGATCTGACAGTTCTTGAATGTGGCGCGCTCAGCGTATACGTCGTAGAACCACCCGCCATTAGCCGTCATAAAGTTCATGCTGGCATTGATGGCCGTCATGTTGCCGTTCTCATCGACCTTGAACCGACCATTCTCAATCCGAGCCGAACGCAACAGCGGAGTGATCATCTCAATACCGGCGATGACGCGGTCAGCAATCAGGTTTTGCGCTGCATCCGGATCCGTTTTCGCGAACGTGCCAGCAGTATCATTGAACGGCCCCGGAACTCCGTTGGCATTAACGTGACGGATCCAGTAGTAAGCGCCTGGCGTACCGGTGTTCTGCGGATCGCTGAAGACGCCAGCGGACTCAGTGCCCACGATTACCGCATCCGCAAGATTGTCCTCACTATTGCGATAAACTTCCGTTAGTGAGTGGCCGCCATACTTCGGCATATCCCACACCAGCGCAATAAACGAGAACGCACCATAAGCCGTGAAGCCCGTTGGCTTAGTCGGGAACTGCGTCGGCTTGTTTGCTCCCGGGCCACCCCAATCCGGCGGCGGCGTCCATCCGGGCATCAAAGACACGCCACCATTACCCGCTTTCTTGGTCGAGAAACCTAATCGCGCCAAATCACGCACCGTGACCGCACGATCAAGGCCATCGCCGCGCTGTCCGGTCAACGTCTGAATATTCTCTGCCACTGTCGGCAGATCCGTACCAGAACGAAACTTACCTTTATTACTCACGCAGGCATCTCCATCATTGAAGTGGAGAGCGTGATCCGGTCAACCTGACCCCGCCCCCACGTTTCGATCATCCACTTGCGTCCTGATATTGGAGGCAACTTGAGCATGCTTTCTCGCAGCGAACCCGGTGGCAAAGTGATTACCTGCGCGCCATCGACAATAATATTGATGCCAACAAAGAAGAGCTGTTCGCTCATTACCCGCAAGCAGGAAAAAGAGGTGTCATAGGGTGCCAGGAAAGGTTTTGATCGCCAGCGCATGCTAACTGACATATCGCCACCTTGCAGGGTATAGAGCTGGGTACCCTTCACGATGTAAAGCGTGTCGCTCTTCTCATCGTTAAAGCCGGCATCGAACGAGGCAGTCATGTGCCGGATATCCATCATTTGGGGATTGAATATAAAGCCTGCAGTGCCATCAGGCGTGTCGTATAGCGCCAGATACTCATTCTCCACCCGCCAGGCACGAATCGATGTCGGGTTAAACATCTTCCGCCACTGCTTCTGCTCAACAATTTTATCTGTGGCCACCAGCGCATTACCCGAGGCGTCCACTGTAACTATGCCGTTGGGTGATGCGTAAATTGCAAACCCATCCATCGCCACCATTGAACGGCGTGACACGCATGCCAGTGTGATATTTGGTTCTGTACTGCTGATGTTTGATGGCGTGATGCCGCTGAATAGATACGGATCACCTTCGGTGCCAACCACCAGTGAAGTGCCAACCGGCGCGATGGCGACAATCTTGTTCATGGTGGTCTGCCGGTTAGTCGGCTTCCAGGCATACGGCAGATAAGCCTCAGAGAACATCACCTCATTGCCTTTGAACCCAGCACATATACCGTTTTTCATGGCACACAAACCGATCATGCCTTCCGGTGGCAACATGTAATCGTAGGTTTCCAGCGTTGCACTCAGTTCTGCACCAGACAGTGAATCATCAAAGGATCCAATGGCGATCCCCAGTTCAACCACCAGCAGGAAGTCTGCGGTGCTATCACTGGTTGCAGAACGATAAATGCGACGCCGCGTGATATTGCTGTTCTGGGTACCTGGCGGCTGGAGTTGCAATGCGACCGTACTATCCGGGTAAACAATGGTGACCTCCGCAGAAGCGGGCCCCGGCGGCCCTTCTTCGCCATAATCGGTTACATAGGTTTCGACATAGAACCGCGTTTCGTCGTCTGTCGGATCATCCTCACCCGGGTCTGCCGGTGGCGTTACGCCACCAATCACAATCGCATGTTCTGGTGCTGGAATGCCCAAACGGAAATGCGCCGCCGGATAGTTGCCTTGTCCTTGTGTCGCAATACGGTTACTGGTCACCTTCGGGTATGTACCGTCGGTAAAGTACACCCGGTCATAATCATCATTGGCGACCGGACTGCGGATCGCGTCAACGATGCCATTCCAGGCAAACCAAACATCGTCGTGATAGTTGAAGATAGTGCCAGGCGTAATACTGAATTCCTTAGCTTGCTTGGCATCAACGTTATTTGGAGTGATCACGCCGTGGCGAAAGTGGCAGTTATTGGCGATCGTCGCAGAGGATTGCGGCAACAGGTGCGCGACCATGCGCGGCATCTCGCCGCCCATAGTTGTGATGTCAATATCAGGCATATGGGGTCACAGATTGAAGGAATAAAAAAACCGACCCTGCTGTTAAGCATAGGTCGGCATCTTTGGGGAATTTAGCGCATTTCACTGCTCGATACAAATCACATACCCAAACGCGAGGCCTGAACAGCATCCGCCTCTTCTGCAGTGTGCAGGAAGATAATGTCCTTCATTGTGCCAAAGCATGCCCCCACGGTTCCACCCGCCATCGCGGCACCGACAATAATCGGCGCAGTAAAACTGACAAGGTCGGCTAATTTGCCAGTGACGGCTTGCCCCTCCTTCTCCAACCTACCGCGGGTATATCCAGATATGACACCTTGATCGACACGGAACAGACCGGCAGAGGGAACATAATCAGCATAAGTGGTGGTCGCCGCGTTCACTGCTCCACCAGCAGCTGAGCCAGTCCATGCGCTGTCGCGCGAACCATAACGCCATGACTCGGTAGTCGCTTGTCCGTTGGTAATCATTGTACGCAGATAGGCCAAGGGTAAATTTGATAAGCTAATACCCACCGTCAGGCCAAGGTTATCCGCGTTATATGAATCGCTGAGACGTCCAGCAATCATGTATGTGCGGCCCTTCTGGATCCGTAAGTTCTCCCGACTCTTCAGGTACCAACCACCACCTGACGTAACGCGAACCGAGACGGATTGTGTCGCAGCATCATATTTAATCGTATCGCCAACGCCTTGCTGTACGGCAATTAAGTCGGCAGCCTGACTAATTAAGCTGTAAACAGTTTGCACATCCCCGTTGGCATCAACCTTCAGGCCGTAAGCAGGCACGGAACATGTCACCGCATGCTCGTACATACCACTACCCATCAAGAAATCGAAACGCCCAAGGCAGCCGGCTTCATCAGGAATGTAACCGCCATCGGCAATTACACGCGCTTTATAAGCGTTAAACAGAACCTTCGGTTCCAGTATTGAATTAGTCATGTCCAATGCGGGACGAAACCCGTTATAAGCTTTTCCGGTATTGTTAGCTAACATCAAAAGGCTCCTGTAAGCGGCAGGCGTTCAAGAGAGGCCCAGTTATAAATAGGGTAAACGACATTTTTAATTGTCTCGGTAATCGGGGATGAATCGCGAACACAAACCAATGGATAAACGCTTCCATTTGCATGGGGTGTCGTGTTGGTAAAGCCAATCAGCAAATAGTCATCCGCCGCCGGCACCTTATCGAAGGTGATCCGGAGTTTGTTTTGCGCGACAACCTCAACAGCAAGCACTTCCGCCGATTTTTTCTCGAGGGAGTATCCTCTCCCAGGGCAATCGATAATGCTGGTTGTATCAATCACAACAGGCGGATATGGCAAGTCATAGACTAAATCCAGAATTTCCCCATCGAGCGAAATTGACCGCACACGCGTATCAGTCCACGTTCCCTTTTTGACCGGATCGTACAACTGCCAGTAGGTTGCCTGGGCGGCATAAACGCCTTGCAAGACTTTACCGACAGCATTTAAATGGCTCAGTGACCCATCACTGTGCTTCCAGTTAAGTGGGTATTTTGGGCCGTACATAATTGCCGTTGCGGGGTTCTGGCGAACGTAAGTCAGTTGATCGGTCGCGGCAACAGAATAGGGTTGCACAATGACCGGGCTACCAATGGGATTACCCTGCTCATCAACAGGCTGTGATTTGCTGTTAATTCGGCTGCCGACCTGACCGATCACAACGGTAAAGTTTTCCGCCTGAGCAGTGATGCCTTTAAAGTCAATTTGCAGGCCAGCAAAGTAATGGTTCATCTTTTCGAGATAATCACCCGGGTTGGGATTATCACCATTGTCGTTATCAGTTTCGCCATGCTCTAAAGTCAGAAATTTGAATACGTAGGGCTTGCCCACGCCATCGGCTACCGCTTTCGCAAATCGTACAAAATCAATTCCGTTTTGATAGGGAATGGTGCCCTTACTAATTTGGGCAAATGAACGGCCTCCGGCTGCAAACGGAGCGTGAATGAACACCTGATTACCTGGATTGGCATCGAGCAGTTTGTTATACATCGGCAGAACGTTGCCCTGACGATAAGCCGGGTACCACATATCATTGAGATTGGTGAGATCTGTTTCAGTAACAGGATTCAATCCACCGCCCTCGGGGCGACCATTTGCTCCGGCAAGGATCCGCCCTCGATACAATGGGTTTCGATTCACGATGTTTGCACCATTGCCATCAAAAGGGGTATTTAACGATTGGCCGGCAGAACCCCCGCCATGAATCTCTGATGCATCGATAGGCATTTCACGGACTGAAGGGACATACATCACACCATCCCCCGCGACCGCTTCGCCACCAGGCTTGTAGCTCAACACCATCGCTTTCTCTGTCAGCTTTTGAGCCGTGCGCACCGGGCGCTCTGACCAGACAGCCTTATCCCCCCACCACGCCGCAGGTACACCATTTAAGGGCGCCACCTTTGCTAACGATTCGCCAAGGTTATCTTGCAGTGCGCCTTTCACCCCGGGGATATGCACTCCACCGTCATCATCAATCGCAAAGATCGCCGTCTTCATGTCTGATGTGAAAATGACAAACTGGAAACCTACGACTCGGCGCGAGAATGTGGTTGAGCAAATAGCATCCAGCCGATCCTGCAAGATGTCATCCATGCCCACCAACCGGATATCACCGTTGTCATTTATAGTCAGCAACCCATCACGGCCATTCTTGGCAACGATGGCATACTGCAGACCTTGATAACGGTTCGCCAGTGATTTGGGGATGATGTATTCCAAATACTCCTGCACAGCTGCCGGTAATCCAGCAAGCCACAGGCCAAAATCATTATCCAACGCTATTGCTGTTTCTGATGGGCCACCTGCCCCCTCAACAGACCAATGGTATTGGCTCGACGTGTACTGGCGCATGTATGACATAAGGCGTTGCATTTGGATCATCGCCAGTTTCATATCAAACTGTGATTGCTCTAACGTCTGGATCGCTGCCCCATTTGGCACCCATTGCCCGGTGGGGATCGCTACCCCGCCTTGATTCTGGTATTCCAACGACCAATAACTGTTATCCCCCACGCGAATTGAGAAAAGCTCACCGTTGGCAATAAATCCCGTAGCGATTGCGTTGTTGGCCAGTTCGTCCGACGCAAACTCTTTGACTGTTTGTTTCAGTTCCACTGCAGACTGACCAGCTGCATCAGCGTTTGCTTTCGACCTGGCCTCAGAGTCATTTACTTCTTTTTGGATCTGCTGGAAATAGGGAACATATTCTGGCGAGATCTCCGCCTCCATGATGTTCTGCTTCAACAGTTGGTTGAGCGAACTGGGTACTGTGGTGTTGGTAATAGTGATAGCGCCGTAGTAAAAATTAGCGCCGTCTTTTGAAACGCTAATAGCGTAATTACCTGGCTCAAGCAGGAAAGAATACGCTGCGCTATCGTCCGTTGGCTGGCGTGTCGAGAAGCCACTCAGAACCACAAAACTTGTTGATACCGACGTGAGCACAATGTCGGCTTTCGGGATCGGCTTACCTGCCGGGTCAACTAATGTGCCGGATACCAGTAGGCTCATACCTGAGTGCTCCCGTTATATTGCTCGCGTTTTTTGTTGCCTGCAGCCATTTCAGCCTGTGTTTTAACCCCAAGCTGATCGTTAAATGCCTGGTAATGCTGTAGGGCTAACTGCGAATTGGCACCGTTTTGTGAGTCCTTGCTGTAACAGCGGTACAACATCCATTCGATAAGCGGATTGGTATAAAGCTCGTCCAAAGTCACAAGAGCTTCATCAAGAGCCGCCAGCGTGACCGCCTCCGGGATCCGAGAAACCACGGCATCCAACTGCACTCCTGCCGCAGCGCCGGGGAATACATAGTAGGTTCTGGGCGTTTGCTCGTCGTAGCAGTACCCCTCTATTGTTCCCGTGCTGAAATGCCAATCAGGGAATTGCGTATCCAGAGCCTCGCGAGGTACCGGGCGGATCACACGGCCCCCCGCCACCCGGGTGATGTCTAATAGTCGATTAGCTCCCACAGGCAATTGCTGCTTCGTGCCTTCTACACACGTCAGAAGCTCGGATCTTTCTCCCGCATCCGGACGAACAATAATCACGGCGCGGATCGCGTCGTTGTAATAATCAAGGAGCTCCGCCTTGGGCCAGCGCAACCATGCGACATCCACGAGCTGCGTGTTAACGCGCCCGATAATCTCGGCAACCTTTTGCATTAGTAGAACTCGTGCTTACGAATGGGGTTATAAAAAGAGGTGATCGGTGAATTTTCCAGAGCGTCGCGGAACGCGCGGCGATAGCCCTCGATAAACTGGGCATTAAAGTATCCCGCCCGATTCGGATCCGACCACGGCTTGCCAGGCATCATGTACAGGTCATTCAGTGCGCCTGCGGCAATAACATCCAGGTAGTCGTCTGCGAGGACATCAGGCACCTCAGTGACACTACGGCGAGGTTCAATAGCGAACAGCACGGCTACCTTTGCGAATGGACGAACAAAGGCAATGTGGTTTGCAGAAATCACGTTAAAGTCGATTCCCGCCACAAGGACGGTACCAGGTACATCAGCCCGGCTTAGCTGTTCTGTCAGGTCGATAACTCTTAATCGCTTAACGCATTTCGCCAGTGAGCTATCGGTGAGCGCATACGTCGTTCCCGTCGTTGCGTCGGCCAATATCAGCTCTTCGCGACAAAACAGAGACTCACGGCAAAACGCGATTGCCGACTCAAGCACCGACTGCCGCATCATGATTTCCAGCGGCCCGTTAATGTGACGCCGGATCGCAGGCAGAAATACGTCAAGCGATGCCATTACTCGCTATCTCCGCCAGCCTTCTTAGCGTTAATTGCATCACGAACACGAATTCGGAAATCGCCAACTTTCTCTTGCGGATCCTGTTTCAGCTCCAGCTCTTCGGCTTCAATCAGCGTTGCCAACTGCACGGCGGTGAGCTTGGCGAGATCAACCTCATCATTGCCAATTTTCACGACGAAACTGTTTTCTGCTGCCAATGCGGCTAAACGCGCTTGCTCCAAACGATCAGCTTCTGCCTGATTTTCTGCGGCGTTGGCCTTCGCTTGAATCACGCTATCGAGGAAATCCGCTTTTACGAATACTGTCGGGTAATCAAGCAACCGATGTGCAATAGCTGACTCGACATCAACAGGGGTAAAACGAGGGAACACCAACCGGCTGCCGGTGATCGTGTCGCGCTTTTTGTCTTTTGGGCCGATATAGGCAACTGCGATAGTTTGGGTCATTGGAACGCTCCAATAAAAAAGGCCCGCACTTGGCGAGCCTCTTGGGGTTACGGGGATTAGCGGATCAGTAGCCAGTCGCTACATATTTAACGTTGACCACCAGACGGCCGGCGGCATCACCACCAGAGAGCGTTGCAGTAATCTTTTCACCGCTAGCGACAGTGCTGTAAGGCACAATCGGTACTACCTTCGCTACTGCAGCAGCATGACTGCCTGCGGCCACCAGTGTGGAGGTGCCGGACTTAATCGCCACCGTTACACCGGCACCCAACGCTTCACTGACGATATCCAGTGAATAAATGCGCATGCCGATCGGCATTTCCAGCAGCTCTACCACATCGCCAGATTTTGCTGCCGACAAAATGATCTGCCCTTCTGCAATCGACAGGTTGCCTTGCGGGCCCTGATAAACAGCGTCTCGCATAGATGGCGCTATAATCGTTGCCATAGTTTTCTTCTCCAAAAAAAAGCAGGCCGAAGCCTGCTGGTTGAATTAACGGCCCAGCGTAATCGCCGAGTCCACCACCATGATGCCGTGGTCGTTTACGCGGCCATCTTTCTGCTGGAAACGGATTTTTTTCAGGCCGTTAATCCAGCTCACAGAGATTTCAGCGCCATTGCCATGGTCAACCTTCTCTTCGTGATAACCGAAGTGACCACCGGCTTCACCGGTACCGTAGGCATTACCCAGAGCCTGGCCGCCCAGCAACAGTGCGCGGTCAATGGTGGTACCGGCTGTTTTATTTGAAACGCTGGCCACGTTGTCGTTATTTGAAACCGCGACGGTCGAGCCGGTATTGAAGCGGATCGGCATGCCGGAGTATTTGCGGATCAGGATGTTGCGCCACATCGCGCATTCACCTTTAAACAGCGGATGATCGAAGCCTTTCGAGCGGTTAACCGCGCGCACCATCATCGCCTGCCAGTCTTTGCCAGAAGTTGAGGTGTACCAGTCGTTCCACTGACGTGGGGTGACGTAGAGAACAAAGTACGGGTCTTCGTCCTTCAATTCGTCCTTGGACATTTTGACCGGTTGCAGCGGGTGCGCCATTTCGTCCAGGAACAACGCGATGTTATCGACAGTGCCCAGACTGAACAGATCAGCGGCATCCAGTTGCTCGAACGACGTCGCATCACCGGCGTAGAAATGGCGGTCATACGTCGGTGGCATCACGTCATTGATCATGATCTTACCGAACTCACCATGGCCCGCCAGTGGCAGAATAGTGTCATCGGCAATGAAATCGCCACGAGCACCAGCAAGATGGACGGTCGCACACTGATCCTGCAGGTCATTGAAGTAGGTACCCAGCAGAACGCGCGCGGTTTTGTTCAGGTTGTGCTTGAAACGCTGCTGCGACATCTTGCCGCCCGCATCTACCAGGTGACGCCCTTGGTTAATCTTCAATGAGAAGTCAGCAAACCCGAGGTTTTCACCACGGCCAGCCAGCTTTTCATCACCCATGGTCGGGCGTTTGCTCAGCTTGTGGACGATCTGCATATCAACTTCATCACCCTTCTGCTTTTGCAGATCGGTAATGCGGACAACAGGCGCAGTAAAGCTGGTTTGCAGGGTGCCTTTCTTATCCGGGTTTACGGCCTTTGGCGCTTCCTGCTGTTCAGTCAGCACGTTCACGAATGAGCGGTTGCGGTTCGCTGCAGTAAACAGCGCGACCTGCTGGAGCTTATTCGCCTGGGCAGAGGTAATGGTGGTCATGGATAACTCCCAAAAGAAAAACCCGCACGAGGCGGGCTATAGATAAATGATATTGACTGTCAGATCAGAGCGACTGTTCTAACAGCGCGTCGATTTGCGCTTCGCTCATGCCAGAGAACATTGCCGTCAACTGCTGATGATCAGCACCAGCGGCTTGCTCCAATAGCGTGGGTTGATGCGTACTTGGAGAACCCAGATCAGACGGTGATGTTGGGATTGCGGCAGAAGCTTTTGCCGCGGCTAACTTGTCATCTGCCAATTTTTGGAGCTCTTCAACGGTAGGCTGTGCGGTTTGTGCTGCTACAGGAGGTTGAGGCGCCTCAACACTCTCGCCGTAAGCCGCTTTGGTGCGCTTAACTACTTCATTGAATCGCTCAGTTAAAGGCTTGTCTTTCCATGCAGGGTCGGCTTGCAACTTCTCATCGAGGTGAACCGCAAGGCTAAAACGGTCGGGATCCGCAGACTGCCACCCTTCAAGCTCGGGGGTGGCCTTCAACGCATCAGTAACCGGATTACCTGTTGATTCAACCGGTGCAGGCTGCGCCCCCGGATTCGCCTTTTGCAGATAATCAATCTTCTGCACCAAGGTTTCGAAAACACCGGACAAATCCGGGAATTCATTACGGATTTTAGCCAGTTGCTCGGGAGTAATTTGCGCTTCTTCGGGTAACTTTGCCGGAGTTAAGCCAGCCTGATTAACCTGCTGCGTCAGCATCTGAAGCTGGCGCTTGGTCTGCTCCAGTTCATTGCTCGCCCGCTGCTGGCCCTCGGCATTACGACGGCTCTCTGCTCGCGCTGCTTCCAGTACGGCATAGGGGATGACGTGCTTGCCGTCTTGAGTAGCGATACCTTTCGGTTGCTCTTCAGTTGCAGCATCACCTGCAGCGCTGGCTCCGGCCTGTTCAACAGTGACACCCGGCGGCGGTGTGACTTCTGTATCGCCCGTTTTAATCTGTTCAACAACCGCAGCAACCTGCGTAACAGGCTTTTCAGTGCTTGCAGGAACAACTGCCGCATCTGAAATCTCAACATCACCCATGTTGTCCAGGAAAGCTTCGAGCTCTTCCAGAGTTTCATTACCCGTTAAATTCTCAATATCCACGTCCCTACTCCTGCATGTCTATTTGTCGGATAGATCCGAAATGGAAAGGCGTATCGCTGCCCGTGCGAATAAGCGCTCTGTTGCCAAAGTGCTTAGCGGCACAAACAAAAATGCCCGCACAAGGCGGGCAAATACTCAAAGAAAAACACAACAACACTGACCTTGACCGAGGAAAATAAAAAAGCCCCGCTTTTTAGGGCGAGGCTGTGTATCATTCGGGAATCTAGCGCATCAAGAAGTCTAGCGCAACTTTTTTAACGATAGGTAGCTTTAGATTTCTTAATTTCAACATGTTCACATGCATTGGTTCCTAGAAATAAAGTTGTATCATATTCTGTAAATACATTTTTAGGGCCCAAAACAACTTCAACGATAGATTTATTGCTAACTTCAAACTCAAAATGTGAAGTTAACATTTTCCCAGACAATCGATGCTTTAAACTTCCAATCGGATTTACGATATTTATTTGATGCCCTCTGCTTTTATAATGCATCATGGGGGAGTATATGATTCTTTTTTCCTCTTCCTCTTTAAATGCCGGGTTTTTCGTCCTCCACATAAGTGAGGCACATTCTCTTGCAGTCAACCGAGCCACCTCAGAGAAGTTAGATCCGAATTCTTTTTTATACTTTTCAGCTATTTCATTTATCGCTACAGATATTTCATTTAGCTCTTTATACTCAACATCTTGCAAGGTTATGCTGAATTCAGGAATCGGCAATGGGATGGCCATATCACCTTTGATATCGAATAGCGAATCTTCAAAACCAATAGCCACACCTTCGCCATCTTGAGCATATGCTCTCCATTGACTTAAAGAGTCACTATTCTTTGAGAAACATGCTATATATTTTGGCATATAAAGGTATTGAAATCTTTCTCTAGCACTTTCACACCACCCCTCACTTTCATCATTTGACAGTGCAGTAATAACATCATCGAAGGACTTTTTATACCAATGTCCTTCTGCGGAATCGTTCATATTATTAGTAGATGACAACCAGATCTCTTTGTTTTCGATTATTTTCAAGAATGTCTGCGGATTACAATAATGATATATCAAAGCCATGCTACCCTCCATTACAGTGAGCATATCATACAGGAATCGAGTCGATTTGCCCCTGAATGGTCTGCAACATCTGGTCATTCAGGGCGTTAATCTCAGCAGATACATTCTCCATCTGTTGCAGTATCTGCCCTGTCTGCGCTTGGGTATGTGCATCATTGAAGCGCTGCCCATTGGCTAACGCATCGTCCCGCTTCGCCTGGGCGGCAATACGTTGGCTTTCCGCTTCCAGTTTGGCTACCTTCCCGGCAATCTCCCGCATCGCCAGCTCTTGCTGGGCCTGCTGCATTTGCTGTTCCTGCTGCGCGGCTTGCTGCTCTTCTGGTGTCATTTCGTCTGGTGCTTTTGGTGTGCCAAGCGCGCTGCGGATCCGCTCAATAAATTCCTGTTTGTTCGGCACGTCCAGCAGCTCCACCCACATATCCAGCACCGTGGCCTGTACCTGTGGCGGCAGGCCGGTAATCACTTGAGACATCCGCTCTGCGAGTTGCGATTTATAGGCCGGGGTCTGCTGAATAGGTGCCAGGGCAATATGAGCGCGCAGCCGTGATATGTCGTTATTCATCCCCCCTTGCTCTTCATCAGAGTTAAGCATGACCTCTTTGCGGCGACGTTTATCGTCTCGATTGATCACCACCTTGTAATTGCGCCGGCGGCTCAAGTCCTCTAAAAGGTAGGATAACAACAGTTGACCGACCTGCTGGCAGGCGAATTGGTAGTTGTCGTTGATTTCTGCCAGTGTCGTGGCACCTTGCTCTACCAGATTGCTTATAGCGATGCCGCTCGATGCGCTTGAGTCCTGCCCGAGGAACGCTGAGTACACACCCATGCCGTCCTGGATCAATTTCATCGACTCTTGCATAACGGTAAACTGCTGCTGAGCCACTTGGAAATCCTGCTGCACCGTCAGCGCTTCCGCTATGGTTTTTTTGTTCTTGCGATCCGGATTGAGATTAACCACGCCGTCGGGACGTTCGAGCTCTTCCGCCAATTGCTTATCCGTCATGTTAGTGGCGTCAGCGTCCTTAATCACGCGCTTGGCCTGCAACAGCCAGGTGAGCTTAATCCGACGAAAATTCACTTCATCCTGTGCCGGAATAGCTCGGCAAGCTAGACCATATGGCGCTCCGGTTTTGTCTTTGCGGTATCCCCAGAACGGAATCAGCGGAAACATGCCCTGCGGTGCAGAACATGGACGGTCGGTGATAAAGTGCGGCCCGACAAACCACGCTTCTCGGATCCGGCTAACGCGGGCCATCGTGACCGATACGCGGCCAGTGGCCAGCGCCACAGCATGCATGACGTTGTTCTTGTCGTACTGAATGACGCGCCCATTCGACAGTTCCATAACCGGCATCTGTTGATAGGTGCGGTAATAGATAACCTGCAGCATGACGCGCTTACGGTTCGACGTGATCCACTCGGCCTGGTCGCGGCTATACGAGTTGTATTCCTCATAGCCGTTTATCAGATTGGACTCATCGCCTTCCGCCAGATCTGTTTCAACAAACCCCTTCCATTCACGCACTGAATAATCGATAACATCGGCATGCCCGGGGAACGAACCTTTCACTTCATCGACATCCAGCCAGCGCTTACGCATCAGCCACCGGCAATCACTCAGATCGGCTTCTCTGCTGAACCAATCCCAAAATACTTCGTTACGGTGCACGGTACCGGCTTTGTACTTGTTGCCAAACGGGTCGCTATTGCGGCGCACTTCAACCCAGCTTAAGCCCGCCTTTATCTGCTCAGCGTATGCATCGGAACGCGCCTTGTTCAGATTGCTTAGCCGGCAGGCATCGGAGTATTCAGCGTTGACCGCTTCCGCCATCTGCTCCATCTCTTCGCTTGGGTCATCAGCAATGACCATCAGATCGGTACGTGTCTTTGCCTCCATCCCGAGCACACCGTCAATAGTCGGCGCGATCAGGTTGTGCATGGTTAATGGCTGCCCACGCTCTTTTAGCTTGGAAACAACCTCCGGAGGTAGCTGATCGCCATCGTAATAGGCACAGGCCGTATTGGCTGTGGTTCTCCACTCAGGCTGTGAATCTATATCAGCAGAGATATTCAGCAGTTGTTGCAGCGTAAAGCGGTCGCGGTTGTCCGGCTGAGACTGCGTGTCTTCAGCGTCAATCATGGCTGTATTCATCAGTGAGACATCCAGTGTGTGGGTTTAGATCTGTCGATAGGTGTGACCTTCGGACGGGCAGGCATACGAGCTCGCATCTCTTGGGCAATGGCATAGCTCATCACCTGGTCATCGTAACAACCGGATTGCGCGCCCATGGCACCCTTGGGGTCATACACGTAGGTGTTCGCTTCGTTAACGGTTCCGATCCAGCGGATGCCACTGACACCGTTGCGTAATAGGGTTTTCAAACCTTCAGTGATAACTGGCTTACTTTGCTTTGTAGTCAGCCAGCCGAGCTTTGGCGTCTCGTCGTCGTCTTCACGATCGAGATACTGCTCAGCGTAGATAGCGCGCAGTGGGTAGATATCACGAAGCTTTTGCAGCACCGCGTGACCGTGGTTGTTTCGTTCTGGCCCTATGTAGGCGGTGTTGTACCATTTGCCGGCGTGTGCCAGCAGTTGCGCGAATAGCTCTGCATCGAGGTAGCCGAACCAATGCGCCACTTGTTCGCCGCTGCTCTTCTTGATGACGTCAAACGATGATCGGTCGCCGTTTTCCAACCCTTCTGCGATATCAGCGCCGATTGCATAGTCTTCTTCCGGATCTGGAAGCTCCCAGACCAGCAGATGATTTAACAAGGTGCGGACAAGCTCTTTTGTTTCGCCGCCGCGCAGTCCCTGAGCTTTGGTCTTGGTGCCGGTCACCGGATCCATGTCGTACACCAGCAATGGCGGCTTACAGTGGCCTTGCGCTTTCATCGTGCTGATGGCATCGAAAACACGGCGGCCAGATGTCAGGAACGCCTCCAGCGGCGTGCTGGGGAACTCCTGTTTCATTTCGTCGCGCTGCTCGATTTCTTTGTTGATATACCACTGGCGCTGCTCGGCGCTGAGCGTGATCTGCATCGACAGCTCAACACCTGCAAAATATTCCCTGTGATATTTGCTGAGACGTAGGCCGGCAGCCGGTACCTGAGCCACATATTTAGGATCCTGCCACCAGGCGAAGAAATGGAACTTCCAGTCTTGCGTGGTCAGCTCAATACCCGATTGTCCCAACTCCATTGAACGCGTACTCATCTCGTGGAAATCACCGCCGACACCCTCCGCCGTGCTTTCTATGAAAGCGATACAACCATCATGTATGGCGTTAAGCGTACCAGTTCGCACCTCTTTGGCTTTGGCTGGGTACTTGGCGCAGATCTTCCCATGCTCGGAAATGTGTAGGCGCTGCACGGTACCGGAACGAAATGAAGTAGCTACCTGAATACTCGAGCCGTGGGCAAATAGAATGTACCCACCGTTTGCCCCGCTGCGTCGCTCTGTAATTTTAAAGTCGGATCTCAACCACCCAGGCAGATTGTCGAAAGGTATCGCTATCTTGGTGCGGAATATTTCACCGGCGGCTGATTTATCCTGGGCGATAATCCCGCACTTCAGGTTCTTGTTGAACAGCGCCTGATCCAGCAAGTAAATGTCGATTGCCGTTGAGAAGCCGAGCTGTCGCGCCTTCAAGATGATGTTGCGGTAATGCATCGATTCGAACAACGCACGCTGCGCCGGCCGTAAACGGAAAGTCACCAGCTCACCCTTTTCATTCTCGATCTTGTAGAGGTTGTTTAACCGCCACCATGGATTTGAGAGCTTGGTTACGATGAACAGACGCTGCTGTGCGGCCGTCATTCCACTCATCTCGTCATCAACGTTTGCCGAGTCGTAGTGTGGCGCCGTCATTTGGTCATCAACCCGTTATCGGTCATGCCCTGAATATCAGAGACGATGCCTGACAGTGGCGTAGTGACGTCTTTGCTTTCCGCTGTGAGTTTCTGCGTCTCTGCTTTCAGCTTGGCCGTGGCCGCTTTGATCCGGTGCGTATCCTCACTAAGCCGGGGAACATTGACGGCATTCAGTTGCAGGCTGCTGAGCGTGCGCTCGATGGACTCAATACGTCCGATATTTCTGTCGAGCCCCTGCTCAGCCTTGAGAAATTTGTCGTAAAGCTCAATGCGGGTTTCTACGCTCTCCTCCTTCTGCAAATCCTCCATGATCTGCTTCATCGTCTTGGTGACTGACAACGCACGAGCGCGGGTGAATATCAGCTCGTCATGCAGGTCAGAGTCAGCGACGGCATCGAACAACTCGTCTGCATCCAGATACTTTGAATAGGCAGAATGCTTTCTGGCGGTTTGATTACGCGGAGCAAATGCATTCGAAGGGACGCCGGTATTACCCGCGTTGCCTTGAGTAAATCGGCCCTTGCCGTCTCTTCCGTGCGGTTTCGCGTCAGGATCCGAAGCTGTATCAGCCTCTTCATTTGCGTCTGCTGATACATGTTCATCTTCATCTACTGAATCATTACCACCTGCGCAGTTTTGCGCATTCTCATTGCGCTGCGCACTGTGCGCAGTATTACGCTGTTTGTTTTGCGCAGATTGCGCAGCACGAGGTTTGATGTAGCGACGAGCCGACTGATAATTCAACCCACGGTTCTCACACCACTGCTGAGCTGTTATCCCTGTAGCTGCATTGTCCCTGAGGAACTCAGCCTGCAGCGCTTTCCAGTCATGCTTTGCCATGTGATGTGTTTACTGCTCTCTTCCATTGACCATTAGACAGCCCACCCTCGGGGATGAACTGTGTGATGGCTTATGCAACGGGCTGTGCTGAGTTGGTGTAAGTGGCTACTGTCTTGCCAGCCGCATTCGTTACATAGACGTCGTCCCCGGGCAACAGGTAATACTTCTCATCGCCGCCGCTACCAATCACTGAAAGGGTTTTACTCTCCCCATTCCAGATAACTTCACTGCCGCCGATCAGCCGCTCTTGCTTGGTGGCGTACTTCAACTTGATGGTGAACATGCTGTGTCTCCTGCTTCTGATAGTAAAAAGCCCCGGTAACTACCGAGGCTCAGTTGGTTGTTGGTGTGGAAGACTGCGGATCCCTGCGCGGTCGTTGTTCGCCCTATCCAGCAAGGTAAGCAATGGATCGATCCAGAGAACCGCCTGGCGGTATGTTAGTCGGCCGGAGGCAGGGGAATTAGTAACGGCTCTGTCAGGTTCGCTGGTATCACGCATTGCGATGGCACGTAGACCGTTCGTGTACGCGTACAAGCGCTGAGCAATAGCGTCAGGGATAAAGCGATCAGCGCATTCCTCAGTTTTAAGGTCGTTGCGGGTTTCATTTTGCCGTTCCTCGCTCTTGGCAGAGATGGTGACGTTGTACTTACCGGCGGCGGCTGATATCTCATTGGCGCGCTGGAACTGGAATGCTTGCTGAGCATTCGTCGCGGTGGCCACATCCAGATCGCTTCTCGCCTGGCTCAACTCCCCATCCTTCGTAACGGATACACCGTAGAAATGGAATGCCGTCCAGCCGAACGCAAGGATCACCGCCAGCAAGACACCGGCAATGGTGAGCAGGATTTTGTTGGTCATATCAGGATCCGGGCTTAACGCCATTTGCTATGAAAAATGTGTGGGCAACGACAATCAACGCGATTGTAGATTTCGCGTAGCGTTACCGATTCGAGGGTAATCTTGCAGATAACGGCCAGAATTAGCCTGTTTTCAATGAGCTAGGCAGAGTGCCTTCTCTTTGTCGCGTCGAGTAACAAGTCCCTGTAGAACCGTTTTCCCGGCATAAATCCAACGCGGTAACTGTTCGCAGGCTTCGGCATTTTTGCCGGCCAGCAGGTTACGGTACATGGTGGAGCTGGTGAACTGGCCACAGCCTACGTTAAAAATAAAACTCCCGACTCCATCGAATACACCCTGGGGGAGTTGCTTCCCCAGTTTGCGCTCAACATTCACCTCGATGCAGTTCTGCGCATCCAGTTGGTCTTCAGCAAACCACTTGGCGATCTGTTGATCACTGGCATTCTTGACAGCAGCAACACCCTTTCCGGTATGACCGATTCCCTGCGTGATGATTTTGGCAGGGCATAGATACGGATCCCGGCGGCAGCTCTCGGCATTCCCCATGACCTCCATTGCCGCTTTGGAGAACCGGAGGGGATTACCATTCGCCGATTTGAAATCACCCGTCTGGTTCAATACCAGCCCGATTATCACGGACACAGAACAAACGACAGCGGCGACCTTCTTTTTAATCGTCATTTAGCCCGCCCCGGATTAATGATCGTGGCACCGGCGCGGGATGCCCGTTCAATGGCTCGCGTCTGGCGATTCTGGAAGTACAGGTTTGCGGCAAACGTCGCGATACCAATGATGATACCGATGACGATCGCCCAATCGTTCAACGTGAGATCGTTAAGTAATTTGCCCACCTTCCCCACCAGCACAAGAAACCCCGAAGAGAGGTAGGCCGCGAGGCTTGCTTTCTCCTGCATTTTCATACTCCACCTCCCCCGCTGGGGGAATAAAAAAAGCCTGCTGGGCGAACCATGCAGGCTTAGGACTGACCAATAAAAAAGCCGAAGTAGCTTTAAGCATACTCCGGCATCTTTCGGAAATTTAGCGCATTATAACTGCTGATGCAATGATCTATTTGGCATCTTGTTCTTCATCTTCGGTCAATTTAACTTCTTTTTCGTTAATTTCTATCGATGCCTCATGCTGACCACAAATTGGCAAGTCGTCCAATAGAGGTAATATCCCTCTTTGTTGATATAAATGAGGGTCAAAGGCCATTTGATTCCCTGAAATATCTTCAACAACCGTGTCAACAACTTTGCCATCCGAAAGCAATTTTTTGCATATACCTTTGTAATTTACCATCGTCCTCTTATTCCTTTTCATTTAGTTTATTGACAGATTTTCAATAATTGACTTCTTCAATTAATCGATTAGATAACAACGTAGTCGCCAAAGACTCTTCCACATACAGCCAATCCATGCACTGCTTAACCAGGTGTGAATACTGGCTTACCCAGTCACCCGGCTCAACCGCAGCCCCTATGATACGCATCGACTTACGCAGATGCTCCATATTGGCGGGTATCTTACCCTTACCGCCACATTCTTCGCACTCTACGGGGTGCGGCCTAACAGTGCGGCCAGTGCCTGAACAGCGTGGGCAAATATTTGTTGTGGCTGCGTGGCGTTCAGACCAGGCGCGCAATGCTGCACGTTCCCGCTCAATCCGCGTATTCAAATCGGTAATTTCTAATCCAGCCTCAACGTAAACAGTATCGCTGATCTGCGCCTGACATCGGAGCTTGTCTAAACCCTTAATCTCTGACTGCAACGCCTCAATGTTCTTTCGGGTTTGGGCGGTACGTGGGCCATACCTGCGGAATAATGATGCGAGATGCGCCACTTGTGCCGGCAGGTTACGCTCAAGCACAATACTGAGGGCTAACTGGCATGCTGCTGCCGCACGATCAGGATGCGGCCTTTGGTGCACCCATTCATTAATCGCTGCACGTAGCCGCTGCTCTGCTTTGTAATCGTTGCGGTACTTCGTCATCAGCAGATCGAGGCCAACTGAATGTTGGTGCTGCGCGGCTGCGAATGCTCCGAGAATTTGCTCCCTGGTCAGAGAAGCACGCCCACGGCCGACATTCATTGACTCCGCGCTTACACAGCGCGGATCGTGCATTTTTATGAGTTGTTCTATTGCATTAGTCATTGGTCAGTCCTTAATAATACATCTTATTCTAGTATCATTGCTAACTCTACTATATCTATATAATCATTAAAACTTATATTCTTATTATTAATCAGAATGACAACTTGCATCAATTCGATATCAATTATCCTTGAATCCTGGGCGCCTTGCATTAATCGTTGAACTAAAGAAAAACGTTGTTCTTCAATGAACTTCTGTGGGTCGATTACATTAAAGCAAGTATGACAACTAAAAAACAACTCATGGATACCTAACGTAAAACTTACTTCCTTTAGTGGATTTTCCATATATGAGCTTGAGTTTTTAATGTCTAATTTATTACCTAAAACAGAACAATTAAAAGAAAAGTTTAGTTTTATATTTGGATCTACCATGTCCCGATATAAATCAGACAGGTATTTATTCTTAAAGTCACCACTCATGATTGACGTTGTATTAGCAATATTAGCATAAGTAATCCCACTGACGCAGTTTAATGCCAACAAATATGACAAAAATACAAAATCAATACGATCACCTGACGACAATATTGATGCTTCCAATCGCTCCATCCATTGCTTTGTCGTTCTTAAATCCATATAAAAACATTGTGCAATTGTTGAAAGCCATTCAACTCTCTCAGAAATCCCCTCCAAATTATTAACAGGCATCATCCAACTACAGTCTGACCTGCTAAAATAATCAGTTAAGACATTACTATTTGAAACCATGTTACTTATATAGTCAAAGAGCGAAGTATTTCTCAGAGTAACAGACCTATCAAAAAAACGATCCAAATACTTCGTTGAATTAAATCCACTTCCATACACGGCTTTTATTGAGTGCTGCAACTGATCTTTATCAGTAGCAATAATAAAAACCACATTATCCATATCAAATATATGTTTTATTGTTTCAAGCATTTCTATTGCATAAGTCGGCCTGCACCTATCTAATTCATCTATGAAAATGAATAGAGGCAACTCTTTATCTGATTTGTTGATAATTAAATCCAAATATTGTGATGTGGCCTCTTTGAAGTCCTCAATGGAACTATTGGTTTCATCATGGAATTTAATTAATTTTTCAACAGCCTTGGCACCCACACCAGCAATGGATGAAGCATCATTATTATTAATTGCTTTTGATACCTCATCGATATCTAAACTCAAATATTTTTTTACAATTCCTTTTGTAAGTTCTGGGGCAATACCTTTTAACAGCAGCCAGCTTTTTTTTGTTATTGCACTATCCTTAAATCTCACATCTACTAATGATTCTAGATCTTTAGAAATTGCAGATACAACAGACAAAAAAGGGTCTTTTGAATGGTCACTTTTCCATGCATCAACAAATACAACAGGATAGTTCTTTTTGACCTCTTCGGACCAACGTCTCAGAAACCATGTCTTCCCAGCCCCCCATGAAGCATTTACATTCAGTACATAGTTTTTTTCACTACCTTTGGCAACTAAGAAATTTGTTAAAAATCTAGCATATTTGGCCCGATCTAGATTATCCGCTGGAAATCCATTACTCTCGCTCTGCCACTCAAAAGGCATTTCCACTATATTTTTCATTATAATCCCTATTAATAAAAATCATCATCAATCAAATAACATTCTAAACTAAATGGTTTTCATTCTATCTAAGGCTTACTTTTAGCTAAAACTTTGCCCGCCAACTCAGCAATAGCATTAACTCCATCCAGAGCGCCTGGGATATTATCACTATCCATTTGTATCGCACTGAATATTAAAGAATCAAACTTATCCAGTGCCGTATCATTAACTTCGCCTTTTTCATTTTTTATTTTTTTTCTGTAATTCATATATTCTTCTATGAATTGACAAAGTGCCCCTCTCAGGTTTATTTGTACGAGTTGCGTCTTTAATGACTTAACTTCAGAGTAAATCACCCTAGCATAATATAATATGAGAAGTTCCACAGCTGCAAATGGCGCTGCCCACGACACCCATTCAATTAAGGTTTTCCCGTTCACAAGCTGAGGGAAAAGTATATGCACACCAATGCTTAGTAACGGCAATATTATTGCAACTATCATGGCGAGATGATAATTATCCTTTGCTGAATCTAACTCTTCATCCTTACTTTTCTTTAACTCTTTAAACCCTGCATAAAGACCTACAAAGTTAAACTCCGAGTGATATTTACTCAACCGTGATTCTATCTCATTAATACCAGAAAGATTTGATTTTATGTCATTTAACACACCCTGCACTTCTTTCCCTTTATTTTCAATTAAGGTAGAAAGCTCTTCTTTCTTTAAATCAAAATCTTTATTAATTGCTGTTTTAGCCGAATCTGCTGTGCCAATTATTTCACCAGCCCCTCGAATCAGTTGTTCATGTAGTTTTTCAGTTTCGGAGCTAAGGTTTGAAACCAAATTTAAAGCGGCTTTAAAATCACTTGACTCCAAAATATATTTAGCCATCGCAATCTGCAATGTATCTCTTATCCATGCAAACTGACAATCAATACTATTATACTCATTTGCCAATTTTGTCAAAACATCATTTCTGCTATAAAACAACCCGGATCCACCCTCCCAAAAATTAACTTCCGTCATGACTCTTAGTAAATCAGATAAAAAAGCACTCGGTTTGCTCCTGGCTATTTCCGCTGTAAATGCTATCTTCTGACCTAAATTATCTCTATTAAACACAGTGAGCTTATCAAGTAACGACGTGTTATTTCCAAACCTTGAATAAAAATCATTCCAAGCATAAACAGTCGCAAGAGTAAATACTGATTGAATGTTTAACCCTGCAACAAAATAATCATCCTGAACGTCATTGTGCCCGACTATTTCTTTTGCCATTTCTTCATATTTTATCTTAATGAAAGAATCGCATTCGTTTATGGCTTTTACAACATGTGCATCAGCGTAAGAAAACACTAAACCACCTATTTGTTTTTTAATAATTAACATTCACAATAATTGCAGTGAATACCATGTTTTAAAAGTTGCGTATAGAGCATCTATCAATAGTTGTTCTTTTTCACCCTTTTCCCAATTATACGATTTTCGCCCATCTATCACACTATGGCAATCATAACACCCAAACACTGCCCAAAAATCATCCCCTTTATAACCCATACCATGAGTTGGACTTGGTAAATGACATAATACCGTTGTCTCCGGGTTCCCATTGCAAATGCCCGGGATCTGCAGCGTGCAGCACTGACCCCGCGCCGAATCGCGCAGGGCCTTACTCCTAAATGCTGGTGACTTTCGCAATCAATACTCCATCAGCCGATTAACAGCCTGTTCCATCTCATACTCATCGGCGAAATGCTGTTGCAGCGTCTCGTTCCAGATTACGCCGGCGACACCGCTATAAACCTTGTCGAACTTCTCCTGGCTCATGTTGACGAAGGCAATGCTCCAGCGCTGCTTCAGCGTTCCGCCGTCCGGGTTGGCGGCCAGATCATAGAAACCGGCCTTTACCATCACGTGATTGAGATATGCCTCAGTCGTTTTCACAGTTTCGGCGTCAAAGCGGCGCTGACGCTGCGCAGCAACACGCTGCAGCACACTGTCGGCGATCAGCTTGGTAATGTTGTCGTATAGCAGCGGATCACCTGCCTGTGCCGCCAGCGTCTTCGCTACCTCATGCGCAATCCACTTTTCCGGATCGCTAATGAACGTCCAATCTGGCTCCCAATACGAAAAACCCAACTCCAGCAGCTTCCAGAACTTGCGGTGGTGCTTCAGGTTCCGGCGGTCGCCGATGGGTCGCATGGCGATAGGAGTGCCCGTAGGCACCCCTTTCATCGTATCCCTGTCGTGGTCGGTCGCGTATTTGATGCCGCCACCAGGTAGCAGAACACCCAACGCCTCCGTCTTGTGCTTTCTCGAGGACTTAGTTCGCGGCGCGGCTGTCATGCGACACTCCTATCAGCCAGGCGCTCAGCTTCCCTACGGATCTGCGCCAAGAACGCTTCACCCTGCGCCATTAGCTGATCCCTGCTGACATAGCTATGTGCTGGCCCGCGCCAAGTTTTATCGAACACCGCGATTGCCGCGCCGAAACCGGCACTGGTAGCTTCTTGTTTTGCATCTGCAGGCTGATACCACAACGGCACATCAAAGCCTACACGGCCACGAATGAAGGCAACGTGATCTGCATCCTCCGGCCACCACACTTCGGAAGTCGCCGACTTAATGAGAAACACGTACCGCCCGCCACGTTCCCGCATATCGGAAGTATGCCGCATGATGTGACGCATACCGGTGATATATTCGCCTTCATGCTGCTTCGCCGTGCTGTAAGGCGGATTTGCAAAAGCCGCACCGTTCAGCTCTTTCACACGAGCTGACCAGTCCTGAACCAGCGCATTATCTGCAGCGGTATAGAACGCCGCGCATTTGCTGTTTTCGCCATCGCTGAAGAGATCGAGCACGAGCGGCCCGAACATGGCATTGATTCCCCAGAACAGCGGATCCGGTGTCCGCCACTGGTCGCCAATTTCTTTCAGTTCATGCGCAGTAGCCAGCTTTTGAGCAACCAAAGCGCGCACATAGTTTGTATTTGAAAAGTCGATCACAGGCGCACCTCCGAATGAGAAGGCACGAGGCGATAGAACCAGGTAGTTTTTCCTGATTCGTCGTTGCGGACTTTGCTCACCTGCTTCACCAGGCCATGCAGGATCGGAGAGATTTCACGTAGACGCGCGCTGATCGCCGTCTGGGTATCACCCTCATCAGGGAACATCTGCGCCAGCAGGTTTTCCAGATCACGGAGTGTATGCCAATCAGCACCGCTGGCTGCTGTGATAACCCGGTTCATTTGAGTATTTGCGTCATCGAATCGGCCCGCCTTACGCAACTTGCGGATCCCCTCGTTGATGCAACTACGCTCCTTTTCGGAGGCTAGAGGTTTCTGCATCATTGCTCGGCCCCTGTGTTCAGCACTGTCCGCGTGCCATCGACTCTGGGCGCAGACAGCACACCACCGATCTCCATCTGCTCTATAAGCCGCGCAGCGCGGTTATAGCCGATTCGGAATTGACGCTGCAGGCCTGAAATTGAAGCGTGACCTTTGGCCTGCACAAACTGCACGGCTTCGGGATACCGCTCGTCACTCAGACTTTCGTCATCATCGGCAGCCGTTGAATCATTGTTCCCATGAGCTGCCTTCGTTTCGCCGCCGAGCGCTGCGATAAGGTTGGTAATCAACGCCGACAGTTCGCCGGTCAGCAGAATAAAATCTGCGTCAAAACGCTGAGCGTAATCTTCCCGATCGATATCGTCGTTCTGTTCCAGTAACACATCGCTAAATTTCAGTTTCTTCAGCGTGCCGTCATCACTCAGCACAAAGTCGATTCGATCCTGCCAGCTCAGAGCCAACTTCGTGACCAACTTACCGGCCTGCAAGTTTGACGCGATTTCGTCACCGACCAGATCCTGTTTCTTGCAACGGATAATCCCGCCCTCTTCCAGCACGGCTTTCAACTCGGCTTCATCCTGCAGAGTGAATCCCGCCGGCGGCTGCCCGGAGCGTACCCATTCGGTCACAGTCAGCTCGATCGGGCTTTCCATGGTCAACGGCACCACGGGCAATGAACCCAGACTTTTGCGCAGCAGCGCCAGCGCATCTTCGGCGCGTTTGGCGCTGGCGGCGTCTACGATGATTAACCCGGCCCCTTCGTTAATCCAGATCTGTGTTTTATGGTGTTTGCTGAAAGCGCGTGGCAGCAGGCTATGTAGCACTTCGTCTTTGAGCGCGTCTTTCTCTGATTTTTTCAGTTTCCGGTGCTGTTCGGCTTCAAGTTTGGCGACTTTCTCGTTCAGATCGGTTTGAATTACTTCACGCGGGAGCAGTTTCTCTTCGCGTTGCACCACCAGCAGATGCTGGCCATTGGCTGTGTGAACGAGTGCATCGCCAATCGGCGCTACCCATCCAGTTTTAGCCATGTCCTGGCTGCCGCATGGCGTGAAGGCAAAAGCAGCCAGTTGCTCTTCCATGCCGCTCAGGTCCACACCTCGGGACAAGCGGTAAATCAGTGCGTTTTTGATGCTAATGGTCATTGGTCAGTCCTTACTTGTTTTTGCTTGGGCCACCTTCAGTCGGATTGACTGAAGTAGTGCCATGCCTTTTTTCTCTGTTTCGGGGGTGGTCAATCCCCGTTCTTTTCCAACACCTATCGGTATTTCGGTGTGCCCCAGCCTGATGACTGGCTCTGGTATTCGCTCCCCTTCCTGCAGTCTTTTTTCCCATTGTCTGAGCAGCTTATCTGCCACCTTTCGCAACTCTGCGACGCCGTGGTTGTACTGCAGCATCGCTTTGCGCATATCGGTGACAATCCAGTACAGGATCGGCGCTTTCCATCTGAACTCTTCAGGGCTAGCGAATTCACCCCGCCTGGCGCTGTACCGGTCAAACTCCTCCATCACGGCATCCACTGTTGGCAGTCTGGCGTCGATCAGCTCTTTTGCCATTGCCAACCAGTCCGGTGGCGCAGGGAACGGATAAAACTTGCGTCCCGGTACCGCTCTGATGGCGTAGTTCAGTTGTTCCGGGTTAATTGCCTCCTGCAACAGAACCCGCGTCAGTTCCGTTCCAAATGCCTCCATCAGTACCGTCGTATTCATTCGGCTGACCCACGTTGGCCAGTGGATCGGATACATGGGTAAAATCACCGTCAAGACAATCCCCTGAATCATCTTCCGTTCCGCCGCCGTAGCCGTATTTTTCCTGTACGGCTCGTATTGCGGCGACGCCCTGTTGGAAGCGATCCGTTGCATTGCCGCCGCCGTTACCGGCTTCGGCCCGTTGCGGTCGCTCATAGCGCTGCCCTCGCAATTGCTCGTGTTTTAGTGAGCTGATAAATTTTTGCTGCCACTGGGAGTGGTAATAAACCCGGCCCGTCGGATTCCAGTAGATCCGGAACTCGTTGAGCAGCTCAGGGGTAAAATCAGCCGTGGCTAAGCCGGACAGAAATGCGATCTGTTTAAAGTCGTCACCAGGCACCCAATCGAGCGACATCGGGAACATACCGAATTGCGGTGCAGGTTGTGGCGCCGGTGGGCGGTTGTTCAAAATGGCATTCAGGTGTGGGTTTGTCGGTGGTTTATTACCGGCTGAATTTTGAGCGTCGCCTAAGAGAGAGAGATCAGTATTTACTAAAGATCCGTCTTTACTAATGCCCTGAATTTCAGGATACGGATTTTCAGGATACGGTGATTTATCCGTTTCCTGATTTTCAGGATTCGGAGCCAAGCCTTGCAGCGCTTGTGGCTCATCCACTTCCTGAGTTTCAGGATGCGGTTGCGGCGTGTCGAAGACGAAATAGTCGAAACCGTCGGTCACTCCCTTGGCGTCGCGCAGTTGGAAACGGTGAATAAAACCTACCTGGATCAGTTCGTTCAGCAGCTTGTAAACGGCATCACGGCCACAGCCGCGTACGCCCTTCTTCTCCTGCCACAAATGTGACGGATTGACTGACCAGCCATCAGGCTTGGACAGCAGGTAATGCAGCATTCCTTCAGCCGCCCAGCTCAGCGTTTTATTGCCGATAGCCGCATTGTCGATCATGGTGAATCCACGCTGGCGGTTGGTTCTTACGATAGCCATTACTCAGACCTCGAAGCAGAGGCCCCATGTTTGTCACTTTCCCGCGAGTAGTACGCCTGCGTTACCCCTGACAGAGTCCCTGTGATAGCCAAACGCCGGGCTTCATGCCCAGCGATACCCAGCTTCTTACCAATGAGGCTGGATATCAGTTCTACGGATTGGGTGGTCGATTGCTGGCTCATAGTGGCAGCTCCTTTGTTGATGGAAGTGGCGGAAGCCATTCGGGAACCGGCAGGCCGGCGGCCTTCAGTTCGTTGTGGACGTGAACCAACATCTCGGGAGCTTCGGCGAACATAGCTAGGAAGCCCCGGATCGCGGCAACGTTGGTTTCAACTGCGGGGTTGGACGCCATAGCATCAGCGGCGCTTTTGATCGTCACTGCTTCACTCTCAGTCCATCGCGTTTTGATCTGGTCTTCTCGTACTGCAGCGAATGGCAGGCCGTTTTTGCCTACCTTCTTGCGGGATAACAACTCCCGGCGGACGCCAGAGGCTATCGCAGCCCCTGCCGTTCCGTCGCCTGGCTGGTAAATTGTGGTCATTGGTCAGTCCTTATGTAGTGCTAACAGGCTGGTTTGGTCAGAACCAGGCTTAAATTTTCAGGGTTGCGGCCGTAATCCGCTGGGTTGTAGGTATATGGGATTTCAGGAGAAATATGGCAAAGCAAAGCAATTTTTTCTGGCGTGGTTTTCCGCCAGGTAAAAACAGTTGGTCGTTCAACACTGAACGCCTTCGCAATGCCATTATCATTCCCGTACTTTTCTTTCAGGATCTGATACAGCGTTTTGCCTGTCGTAGTCATAGGCACCTCCAGTTTCGAAATGTAAGTTATTCTACATTTTATAGCAAGAAAATTGACGTCATGAAACCTACGTTAGTTTTCCGTATCGTATAAGTATGAAAACACTCGGTGAACGTTTTAGATGGCGCCGCGAGCAGCTCGGCCTGACTCAAGAGGATGCCGTAAAAGAGATCAATCGCTTACTGCAAGGCGAGCGGAAACTCACGCGCGTAACGATCAGCAACATAGAGAATGGCAGCCAAGAAAGCATGAAGGACAAGGTGCTATTGGCCGTAATTCAAGTGCTCAAGTGCTCTGCGGAATGGTTGGTAAACAATGTTGGTTCTATTGAGGGAAAGGCCATTAGCTCTTCCCCACTCAATGACATGGTAGATCTTCGACTTGTCCCCTATGTAACTTGGCAAACTATTGTTAACTCGCAAAGTACTACCGTTTCTTCCTCGGGAAGTGATAAACATATCCCATGCCCAGTCCCTTGCAGCAACAATACTTTTTCGATAGATATTAATGATGATTCCATGCTTCCACGATTTGAGATGGGCGACACAATCTTTGTTGATGAATCACTTCGCTCACCAATGAACGGGCAGTATATTATATCAGCATTTAATGCATCTAATAATGTTGGACTTAAGCAATTTCAATTAATAGATAACATTGGGTATCTAAAAGCAACAAACCCTGATTACCCTCAAGAAATGAGGTTTGTTAAATTTGATAGTAACTGTCGTATAATTGGAACTGTAATCTGTCATATAAAACCAATATAGGATTTGTGATGGTAAAAAATTTTCTTGGAGCCGCCTTATTTTCTCTGGCACTCCCATCAATCGGTGCCAATCAGCTTTGCAATGTTGTAAGCGGTGCAGTACTGATCGCACAGGACCCTCAAAACACCAAACTGGGTAATGTGACAAATAGCTACGATTCCGATTCTATTTTTAATGAATATGGCACATATGGAAGTCAATATAGCTCAAACTCCATTTGGAATGAATATAGCACTTTTGGAAGTGAATACAGCCAATACTCACCTTTCAATGCTTATTCCAGTAACCCTCCAATGATTATTAAGCAAGGGCAAATAATAGGATATTTATCTGCTAATAAAAGAATTAATAACAGCGTAACTCCCAACTTGCTCAAGGCGCTTTGTGAAGATGAACTCTAAGATAGAGAATATAAAAAACACTAATAAAATTAAATATATTTACATCACTTACTATGTAATACTCTGTATTATTGCCTCGGAAGAAAATAAGGGGGTTTTTCATGATCTAGTAACCGGCGGCTTCATGTTTGCCTGGTCAATATTTGTAGGTGCTGTTATTACTCTCGTACTCTTCCCATTTTTGTCCACTTTCATAAAAGTCAGTCCATCTACAAAGAACTTTATCATTGATAAATCACACTATTTTATAACAGCAATTGGTTTTAGTAGTGTGCTCTATCTCTTGTACTCCCACAACTAACCACCCCACCTTCAAATCTCACACCCCGAAAAGTAGAAAAACTTACAAAAACCACTTGACCAATGTGCGTAGAAAAACTTACATTTAAGCCATCCCAACCGGGATTGCTCTTTAACAAACAGGTAGCGACAGCAGTACAGGGTATCCAGCACCCGTCGCGGCGCAACTCAGTCGGATGATGTCCACTGATCGCTAAGCCTGTTTCGTCAACCCTTTCACATATGGAGGAAAATACGATGATGAACTAACGCGGTTAAACCGCAGGCGAAAGCCAATGCAGCAGTAATGATGCTGCCCCGAGTCTCAATGAGAGCCAGATGCAGGATGCACACATGCTGGTTAGGGTAAATGAATAAAAGTTGTGCCGGTAAGGCAGTTCGCCAGCCAAACGAACACCGGTTATTAGCGGCGATTGAGCGACAGAGACTCAAGGGCATGAGCGCGGCCACTGCGTGAGTGTGGCCCTAGCCGAGTAGGCTTTGGGATATGGTGAATGCGCAGGCTGATGCGCAAGTAGGATCTGATGGGTAGTGGTGCCTGATGAAAAATGTTGAGTAAGCAGCCAAATGTCAGGGCTATACCAATAAACAGCAACTGAAATCCTTGCCCCGGTGAAACCCCGGTGTCAACTAGGTCGCTGATAGTCATGCCGGAAACCAGTACCGGCCACCATATCACCAAAACCTAAACGACCAAAAGCACCACCCGAGGACTGACTAATGACCATGATTAAAGCAAAAGCAAAATCTGCAAAAATACGCCGTGATCGTGAATTGCAAGAGCGGATCCAGCGCAGCAGTGACCGCATCGAAAAAACAACTCTGGTGCTAACTCGCTGCAAAACGATGCCGGATATGCCAGCACCACCGAAACCGCGCAAGCGCCGCACGGTTGAGAGCGAGCTTCTCGCACCTGGGCAAATCAGTGCTGCAGGTAAACAAAAAATGCGCGGTAGCAGCCGGATCCCCCGCGGCGTCATCTAAGCCCCTTTCCTAACACTATGAGCCGTAGCTAACGCTGCGGCTTTTTTTTCGCCCATACACCACCGGTGGCTGCGATGTAAAACAGCCGGGAGCTACCCATGAGCACTCGAGGCAAATGGTTGTCAGCTGTTGTCATTATCTGCGTCATTTTTTGGGCGCTATTCATATATGGAATTTCACGATGAAAGCGATAAATGAGCACGTTGGCTGGGGTGTTGATGGTCACGGCCTAAAGGTTCTTTTTTGTAACAACTGCCGAGCGGTGTTTTATAGCACGCAGAACGGCGGGAAGATTATTCAGGCACAGCGGGTATTTGGCAAAAAACATCAGTGCAATGTGAGCAACTAACCCCCACCGCGCCCTGCCGGGCGCATTCATTCGCATGTGGCTTGGCGTGCCTTCGGGGCGTCCACGCGACAACAGGCCACAGCCGAATGAATTAATTGCTGTGTAGTCACCTTGCCCCGCTTGTCGGGGCTTTTTTTTGCCCCTACATCAGCCCACCAGCTTTTTCATCAACCAAAGGAAAACATCATGACCCCGATCAACATGACCCCCGTCGAATCCTCCCAGATCGACAGCATCGGCCACGACTCGGCCACCAACACGCTGGCCATCCGTTTCAAGTCAAAAGGCGCGCCATCGTCGCTGTATCACTACAGCAATGTAACGCCGGAGGATTTTGCCGCGTTCAGCAGTGCCGAATCCGTCGGTTCCCACTTCTACAAACACATCAAAGCGGATACCGAGCGCTTCCCGTTCCAGCGAATCAATGAAAAGAAGGATGACGAATAACAGCGTGCTTTCACCATGCGCCAGGCTGCTGGCGCATGAGTAAGTTCACTGATACCGGAGGCAAGCAATGCACGACTACAACTATCAGCGGATGGTTGAGGAGACGCTTGAGCAGTACGACCGCACGTTAGCGGCGGATCCTGATGAAAAAGCTCTGCTCGATGAGCGCATTGAAGGTATGCGTAAAAGTCTGCGGGTATCGGTGTTCCAAAAACTGATTGCGGATCGCTGCTACATCGCAGGGTTAGACAAGCGCCCTCTTGTCGCACTAACAGAGTCGCCTGACATGGAGGAATACCTTTACTCGGTACAAACCGAAATCCTCACCCGGGTGGCAAAAGCTGAACGAGCATTCGAGCTTGATGCAGCACGCGATCCGCCCCCGCACGAAGTTCACTAGCCCCATAAACGAGAAAAGCCCCGCAAGCGGGGCTATCCCGAGATGCGGCGACCAAACCGCAAATCATAAGGACTGGCCAATGACCAAGGCCACCAGCTAGCTGACCGGGGAACCACCCCCGATCAACACGGAGAATACCATGAGCCATAACCCTATCCAACAGATCCAGTACCAACACCGGATCGGCAGCCACAACATTCACCAATTCAAACACCGCCGTCACCCGTTGAAAGCCTGCGCCGTCGTTCTCAGCGTTTTCCGCTTATCTATCCGTAACTCCGTGAGGGCCGACCAATGAGCAACATGGTAACAACGGGCAATTTACCGCAATCAGTCGCCGCCATGGGTATCGATGAGCCAACCTGGAACGCGCTGAAAAACTCCATCTATCCCGGCGCGCGTGATGACTCTGTTGTCATGGCTGTCAGTTATTGCGTCGCCCGACAGTTAGATCCGCTGATGAAGCCGGTTCACTTAGTACCGATGAGCGTTAAAGATGCCCAATCAGGCAAAAACGAATGGCGCGACGTAGTGATGCCCGGCATCGGCCTTTATCGCATTCAGGCCGATCGCTCAGGGAGCTATGCGGGCGCAAATGAGCCTGAATTTGGCGACGACATCACAAAGACGCTGAACGGCGTTGAAATCACCTTCCCCGCCTGGTGCAAGTACACCGTATGCAAGAGCATGCCCGACGGCAAGATCGTCGAATTCAGCGCCAAAGAATACTGGATGGAGAATTACGCGACTGCCGGCCGTGATAGCTCCGCGCCGAACGCTATGTGGAAGAAACGCCCTTATGGCCAGCTAGCGAAATGCGCCGAAGCGCAGGCACTACGCAAAGCATGGCCCGAAATCGGCCAGCAGCCCACGGCGGAAGAAATGGAAGGTAAATCCTTGGATATCAGCGATGCCAAGGATGTGACACCGCACAAAGAAACCCAAACGCCGCTGACGTTGCCACATTACCCGGCTGACAAATTCAATCAAAACCTCCCTGGCTGGCAAAAGATGATCGAATCCGGCAGTAAAAAAGCCGATGCCGTGATCGCAACCGTCAGCACCAAGTTCACTCTTTCAGAAGCTCAAACCGAAGCTATCCGTAAATTGGAGCCTATCGATGCAAATCATTAACGTACAGCAGGGTTCTGCTGAATGGCACGCACTGCGTGCCAAACACTTCACCGCAAGCGAAGCGCCAATAATGATGGCCGCGTCCAGCAAAATGCGCCGCGACGAACTGCTGAGCATGAAAGCTACCGGTACCGAGCGCGAGATCAGCGACTGGGTGCAAACCAATCTTTTCGATAAAGGCCACCAGCAAGAAGCAACCGCGCGAACCATCGTCGAGAGCATGATCAGCGACGAACTTTATCCGGCAACAGCTGTTGATGATATGGGCTGCCTACTGGCTTCTTTCGACGGCATGACGATGATGGAAGACACGTTGTTCGAACATAAAATGTGGAATGCCAGCCTGGCAGCGGCAGTACGCCAGCAAGAGTTACCGCCTGAGTATTACTGGCAGCTGGAACAGCAATTGCTGGTCAGTGGTGCACAACGCGTAATTTTCGTTTGCTCCGATGGCACCGAGGAAAACTTCGCATCTATGGAATACACCCCGGTTCCGGGACGTGCGGATGCACTGATCGCAGGCTGGCACCAGTTCAAGCAGGATTTGGCCAGCTTTGAACCCGGAGAGCTGAAAGAGTCACCGCAGGGTAAATCGATCATGCGCCTGCCCGCACTGATGGTAGAGATTGAAGGCGCGGTAAAACAGTCAAACCTGACCGTTTACCAAGGGAAGGCATTGGCCTTCATTGAATCCATCAATACTACCCTCGTCACGGATCAGGACTTCGCTGATGCGGAAGAAACAGTGAAGTTCTGCGACAAAGCAGAGTCAGAGCTCGACCTCATCAAACAGCAGGCGCTGTCGCAGACAGTTGAAATTGATGAGCTGTTTCGCACGATCGACGTCCTGCGGGAAGCAATGCGCGCTAAACGCCTGGAATTAACAAAGTTGGTTAAGTCGCGTAAAGAAGAGATCCGCACTGAAATCATCAGCAAGGCCAAAACGGCACTGAATGAACATATCAGTGCATTAAACGTCCAGCTTGGTGCCGTTCGCTTGCCGATTATCCCAGTGGACTTCGTCACTGCCATCAAGGGGAAGAAAACCCTGACATCACTACAGGGGGCCGCAAACGACGAGTTGGCGCGCGCCAAGATCGAAGCCAATCAGATATGCGATAGATACCAGGCGAATCTGAAGCTGTTCGACGTGATTGAGCCGGCCTTTAAATCCCTTTTTGCCGATATCAACCAACTCGTCGGAAACGACAGTGAGCACCTGAAACTGCTGATCGAACAGCGCATCAGCAATCAGAAGAAACTCGATCACGAACGTATTGATCGGGAACGGCAAGCGGCCGCAGCATTACAGGCAGCAAGGGTTGCGCCAATTGAAGATCCTGAGCCAGTTGCTAATGCTCCGCTTCACTCGGCTACGGCGTTCAAGTATCCCGAAACATTGGGTAGCGCACCGGCGGTGCCCACTGAAGAATTAAAGCCAGCAGGAATGAGCATCGCGGAAATTATCAATGATGTGAAAGCCGACCTGGCCGCCGAAGGCATCAAGATCAGCCCAGCAGCATTGAACCAGCTTATTCCTGCCATCATCGCCGGTCGCATTCGCCACATCTCTGCCAACGTTTAATCGAAGCATCCTGCATCAGCAGGCCCGCATAAGGAATATCCATGAGCACCACACTAACAACCGTTGCCAGCGTGTTGGAATCAGCCCTGCGCCCCGTTCGGGCGCAGCTCGATCTTGCTACCGAACAGACCACAGGGACTGCGCAACGCTCCGTTGAAAGCGCAGGCGTTTTGCTAAACCAAGCACAGTCCCTGTGTATTGAGCAGCACAATGCCGATGTTGACGAATTTAACGAATTGCTCGACCGGCACGAGGCGCTACAAGCTGACATCACCACTCAGAAATTGCAGATCACCAGCCTGCAGGATCAACTGGATGAACAGACCGTTGTCGCCAAAGAGGCTAATGCCAATGCAGAGATAACGCGCGCCAGGGTGAAGCAGCTCACCAGCGATAACAGCCTACTGGCAAAAGACAACAACGCCCTGAAATCTCTCAACCCGCAGGCACTACAAAAGCAGATCATCAGGCTGAAAGAGGATCTGAAATTCAAGGTGCAATTACTCGACCAGCAAAAGGCGGAAATGCGGAAAGCCCGCGGTGAAGCAGCGGATCTAAAAACATCGCTAGCGCAGGCAGCACAGCGTAATTCCGTGCTGGAGGATACCGTTGGGGAATTACAGTCACGCCTGCAAAACATCGATGGCGACGTGGCGCCAGTCTGGTACCGAGCCAGCGACGGCAGCGGGATCCATTTTTACTTTTATACCTTCGGTTGGCGCTTGTCGTTCGGATCGGATGACCGCGATGTGCAGTTGCAGATCCTGCAGGACATCAACTGGCATATTGAGGTCAGAACCAACACCGGGATCGGCGTCATCGTCTCAGTGACCGAGTGGTGCCGGCCGCGTTACCCAACGCTGGACGTCTTTAAGCTGGCCTGGCCGGAAGAACTTGGCTCAGCGATTTGCACCCGGATTAGCGAGCTATTAGAACGCAGTCACCCTCACCTTGTCCGCCGTGCTGAATGGGCTGAAGGTACTCCACTTAGCTCATTGCCTCAGTTAAAGCCCCAGTGGCTGGATTTGCTGAATGCTTCCGGCATGCACTCACTGTATGCAGTCGCCAGCCTCACCCCTGAAGAGCTATCGGAAACCGTAAAAGGTTTCGGTATCGCTACTGCACGCCAGGTGCACGCCGTCTGCATGAAAACGGTGAAAGAGTGGGAATCAGAAGCAAAGCAGAAGGCGGCCTAAGATGGATGAAGAACTGAACTACGGCAAAATCTACAAGCCCGAGGATGACAAATGCTGCTATATCGCGGTGATCATCTGGCGAATGCGCGCCCGCTCCGCGATCCGCTCGGGCCTTCCATATCAGCATGAACCCAAGCCCATTTATAAAGGCCACGGTCTACCGCCGGCCAAGCGCAAACTGGACTCGGTGAATATCGGAGAACGCCAGCGCTATTCGTCAACAGTCATGCTGGCCGTTTACCAATTCCACCGCGCGGGACATAACGAGCACACGATATCCAGTGATACCGGCATTCCGGTACCGGACATACGTAAAATGTTGGAGCATAAAACGCAGACACAGCGCAAAGCGTGGATGCTAGCCCACCAGATCCGGATCCCATCGAAACAGGAAATCTTTAACCGCCTATTCCGCGAAGTTTAACTCGATATGGAGGTAAAGCAGGGCCGCCGGGAAGTTTGGCAGCATGCGGCCGAAGCCAATATGCAGGATGCCATAAGGAAAATCGCTGCCATTTTCGACATCGACGATATTGCCATTTTCACCCCCGGCAAACTGACCTACCTCAAGAACAAACCCGTCAAATACAACCGAATTTGCCCGTTGCAAAGCGACGTGGTGATCAACCCGATTACTGGCGCTATTAGCGCCAAGGAAAAGCAATGAGCAGCAAATACAGAAAAGGCGTTCTTTATATCCGCAATATCCAACCCGGTGATAAGTGCGGAAGCTTCATGTCTGCCGTAGGCCTGGCCGCCGCTACGATGATGGTGGAACATGGCAAACGCCGCAGCGTGTACGTGCTTGTGCGCCACGGATTCCCGAATGATGTGCTTACCCATGGCTATTCCAAGCGTGCTGTGCAGAAAAACATGTTGTTCAGCGGTGGCAAAGGGAAAGCATTCAAGATCAACGCTCGTACTTGGCGTGATAAAAGCGTGAAAGCCCCAAGGAAGCAGTCCTAATGTGGATCATCGTACTCATCATTTACCTCATCGGCGTGCCGATTGCTTTCGTGATCGGTTGCATGCTCCGCCGCTCGGCAGACGCAAAAAAGGATAGTGCCGGTTTTGTCGCCTGCGAGGCGGTTATGTGGCCACTGCTGCTTCTTGCGATCTACGTTGCGATCCCAATCTGCGAACTGATCTGTCTGACCTATGACCGCTTGGTCTGGGGGCGGCGCAAATAGAGCCCCCGCCAGGCATGGAGGACTCATGCAAAAATTTCCTAAGTGGAATGAATACGAAATAAAAGTGATTCGTAAGTACGCAGGCATCCTTACTGCTGAAGATATTGGTTTGCTGATCGGGCGAACCAAAGAAGCTGTTATCAGCAGAGCCAGCAAGCTTCATATCAGCCTGCAAAAGTCTGGTGATTGTCACCATAGTCGAAAGTACTCCCAAGCGGATGAAGAGCTTGCCAGGCAGTTGCACGCTGCTGGTATGCGTCCTCGTCACATCGCTGAGAAGCTCGGTATCAATCCTGTATCCATCGGTAATTTCCTTTATTAATTCCTCTCTCGCAGCGTGCCAACGCAGCTAAGGATCCCCATGTACGGACTTTTTTTCCTGCTCTGCCTGAGTGGGCAGCCTGAGTGTTACCGTTTTGAAGGTGTGGTGTACCCAGACGAGGTGAACTGTCATCTCGATATCGAAGACCAAAAGCTGCCCGCAGCGGATTACGCCTGCCAACCGGTTGATGCTGTGGCACTAATGTCGGAACATAAGTGAAACGTAGCCAATCAAAAAATTTACGTTTGATAAGAGATGCGAATATTGAGTTTTTTCTCTATTATTTTCATTTCGTTATAAACGTCACCCGGAGTCATCCTAGGGCCATTGGTCAAATCTTTATTTTGTTGCTCACTAATATAGTAAGCGATTAAATTCATGCTATGCGCAGCAGCCAAAACCGCTTCATTTTCTGGCAACTTTCTAATCATTGCCATTTCGTTGTGAAAGGAAACACTTTCCCATTTAGAAAGCAATAATGCGGCAGCACACTTTAGCTCATCAATTACTTCTTTATCATAACGGCACCCTACAATGGCGGCTTGTTTCTTCAGGAACAACGCTGATATCGCTCCTAATTGCTCCTTGTAGGAAACATAAGGGTCAATGATTCGTTTAAGTACAATCTGCCCTACTACGTAAACTACTACCCCGGTCACAACCGTTGAGAAAACCGAGTCGCTCATGAACTATCATCCTCATGTATTCAATGTGTTGGTCTCGGGGGGTATTATAGTCACAGTCATCTATAAAAGAGGTACAGCATATGTCACCTATCTCAAACAAGTTGTTAAAAGAAGATACCGAAGCGCTACTACCACATGAGGACGATTTATTGAAGCTTATTGGGGATGAAGTAAATCTCTCTAGGGCTGCTTATAACGAAATTTATCGGTTCACGCTAATGTACTCACTTGCTGAGGCCAAGATCGCTGGAATGGATGAGGGTATGGGTAATACTCGTAACGTTGTCATGTGGTTAGAGAACGTAGGTGCTCTTGACCATGATTTCGTCGAAAAAGTATTCACTCATTTCAGAAACAGATATGTAACAGATGATGGGCACGTCAATGCACGTTTCTCAAGATATCTACTACCAAAAAATAGCCCTGTAGGCGCACAGGCAAGAACAACTTTCGAAGCGCTCCTCGTAAACTCCGGACCAGATTTTATCGAGCGTGCAAGCTGCGTTTTTAAAGTGATGTTTAGATTACGTAATAATCTGTTCCACGGTGCAAAGTGGGCATACAATCTGTCAGATCAAGAAGTTAACTTCCATTTATCATCTCAACTTTTACTCACTTGTCTTGAAAGGACAAAAGGCATTACGTGGCAAGTCGATAGTTAGTCATTCTTAAATTCGAACTCGCACCTATAACTTTTTAATCAACGTCTAAAATTTTTCCGAGAGGATCATCTTGCTCAACAAAGGGATAGCTTTAGATCGTTCTATCCCTCCCTTTCTTTATGGTTGCAACGTCTAAAACGGGATTATACTGTATATAAAAACAGTATAGAGAAATGCACCATGAAGCACTTTTTTCCAACACCAACACCCGAGAAACAACTCACCCCGCTTTACTCCGACAAAGTCCCAGCAGGCTTCCCCAGCCCTGCACAAGACTACGTACATGCGCGGATAGACCTCAACGAGTACTGCATTAGCCATCCTTCGGCGACTTACTTTCTGATTGCTTCAGGAGAAAGCATGATCGAAGCCGGAATCACCGACGGATCTATGCTGGTAGTCGATCGAAGCATTAGTGCCTGTCACGGCGATATCGTGATCGCCAGCATCGCAGGCGAGTTCACGGTTAAGCGGCTGTGCCTAAACCCTGTTGCACAGCTCGAGCCCATGAACCCGAAATTCAGCCCTATTCCTCTTCCAGACGGTGGCGAAGACCTGGATATCGTTGGAGTAGTCATTTCAACGATCACGAGGCTGAAATAATGTATGCCCTGGCCGATGTAAACAGCTTCTATGCAAGCTGCGAAACGCTGTGGCGTCCGGATCTACGCGGACGCCCAGTGGTTGTTCTATCGAATAATGACGGCTGTGTAGTGGCGCGGAGTAAAGAAGCCAAGTTGTTGGGGCTCAAGATGGGAGAACCTTACTTCAAAATTAAACGGGACTTTGAGCGCGCTGGCGGCATAGCGTTCAGCAGTAATTACGAGTTGTACGCCGATATGTCGATGCGAGTGATGGCGGTGCTGGAAGAAATGGCACCTCGCGTCGAAATTTATTCAATTGACGAAAGTTTTCTCGATCTGACAGGCGTCCGTAACTGCATTGAACTTGAGAAGTTCGGCCGGCAGGTTCGTGCCAAAGTGTTGCGCGACACGGGGCTCACCGTGGGCGTGGGCATTGCCCAAACCAAAACACTCGCAAAACTGGCAAATTACGCTGCGAAAAAATGGGATAAGACTGGCGGCGTGGTTGACCTTTCCAATCTGGAACGGCAGCGAAAATTGATGGCGCTAGTGCCGGTAGCAGAGATCTGGGGCATTGGCCGAAGAATATCGAAAAAACTGCAGGTCATGGGGATAGAAACTGCACTTCAGTTGGCTGACGCAAGCACCACGATGATCAGAAAGCATTTCAGTGTCGTGATTGAACGCACTGTGCGGGAACTGCGTGGTGAACCCTGTTTATCGCTCGAGGAATTTGCGCCGACGAAGCAGCAGATTATCTGCAGCCGCAGCTTCGGCGACCGCATCACGGAGTATGACCAAATGCACCAGGCGATCTGCATGTATGCTTCCCGCGCGGCAGAGAAACTGCGCGAAGAGCGTCAATATTGCCGGTATATAAACACTTGGGTTAAAACCAGCCCCTTCACTATCAATGAGGAGTATTACGGCAACACGGCAAGCATCAAGCTCAGTACACCAACGCAGGATACGCGCGACATCATTGCCGCAGCTATTCGATGTCTGGATGCCATCTGGCAGACAGGCCACCGCTATCAGAAAGCGGGCGTCATGCTGCAGGATTTCTACTCGCAAGGCATTGCCCAACTGAACCTGTTTGATGAATATCAGCCGCGGCAAAACAGTGGACAACTGATGGCAGTTTTAGACCACATCAACAAGTCTGGTCGCGCGAAAGTATGGTTTGCCGGCCAGGGTAACCAACAAGCATGGTCAATGAAGCGGGAATTGCTATCCCCTGCATACACAACTCGAGTAACCGATCTGCCACGAGCGCGCGTTTATTGACATCACAGCAGCGGATTATCGATCGGCTTCAAGAGATCTGCGCTGTCGTTCCTAATGTTGCCCACTGACTTTGAGACAGGGTGCCATGCAAATTTATTAGCTTGCATGGTTCCGCTCGTGGCCAGTTCCTCCGCTCGCCCGGATGTGGTATCAGGGTTTAACCATTCTCTGGCAGCCGCAGGTGGTAAAACGACGGGCCGTCGATCGTGAATATCCAACAACCCAGAATCGCTTGCCGCCGTTACTATGACAAAGCCGTCGCCATGCTGCTCAGCCTCTTTGGTATGAAATCGACTGATGGCAGCAAAGAATATCGGCTCATCGGCATGGATAAAATACGGCTGTTTTTTCTTCGGATCATCCGGTGACTTCTTCCACTCATACCAACCGTCGGCAGCCACCAGCATGCGGCCATGATCCCACAACGGTTTAAACATACGGCTGCTTGCCGCCGTTTCAACTCGCGCATTGATTACAGGTTGTCGCTTCATTTCAAGCCACCAATCAGGGCCATATCCCCATAGAACCGGATCCATATGGAGCTGGGTGTCGCGCTGATTGATGAGCAGTACATGGGTGCCAGGCGCTACGTTATAGCGACCAATAGGCACAGTATCCAGAGCATCTGCATACTCGAGCTCTGAAGCTAAATAATCGAGATAGTCAGCCCTTGTTTGTACTTGGGCAAAGCGGCCGCACATACAAAAACCTCACAGTGATAGTAGGCAAAGTATAGCCCACACACGATCGACCATAGCCCCTTCCTAATCACATTAGATAAACCATAATAAGGGCGTAGCAGTGTTACGCCCTTCTCTTTTGAGGAGCAGATAATGACAAAGTTACTCACCCTAGAGGAATGGAGTGAAAAAACCTATGAGAGTAAACAGCCATCAATAAAAACATTACGCCGCTGGGCTCGTAGTGGGAACATTTACCCAGCGCCGGAAAAGCATGGGCGAGAATACCGGGTGAAACCGAACGCGATTTATATACAACCCAAGTCATTTAATCTTGCCAGGGCATTGCAAAAAACCGGAGCAATAGAAGTTCCACCGCTGATAGAGAGAATAATCAATGGCGAAAAGACCAGAAAAGTACGACGCTAACTTACCTAAGAATCTCACTTATCGTAAGAAGTATAAATCGTTCTACTGGCGCCACCCTATCACGCAGCGAGAGCTTCCCTTGGGTCAGATCGCAAGAAAGGATGCCATTGCACAGGCAATCGAAGCGAACAACTACCTTGAGCAAAACTATCTGCCTAATGCACTCATAGATCGCCTTAAAAGCCGTCAAGACATTTTAACACTTAATGCGTGGCTAGATAGGTACGAGGTAATACTTAGCCGGAGAGAGTTAAAACCGAACACTATAAAAATTCGAACTAACCAGTTAAAAATGATTAGGTCACTAATGGGTAATTATTTTCTGCCAGAAATAGACACTCGTCAGATAGCTGAGTATTTGGAATCATTTAACGCGCAGGGGAAAAATTCGATGTCAACAGCAATGCGTTCAATTTTGTCAGATATATTCAGGGAGGCAATTGTGGAAGGTAGAATAAAAACAAATCCAGTGGAAGCAACTAGAGCCCCTAGAATTAAAGTTAAACGCGAACGCCTAAATTATGATGAGTACACAAAAATATACTTAGCAACGAGTGAGCACCCTCAATGGGTGGGATTTGCTATGGATATGGCCCTTATCACCGGCCAAAGGCGAGAGGATGTTGTTCTCATGCGTTTTACTGACATCATCGACGATCGACTGCATGTCGAACAGGGTAAAACAGGTATGCGTATCGCCATCCCTTTAAGTCTACATCTTGAAGGGGCAAATCTTCGCTTGGGGGATGTAATAGAGCGCTGCCGAGCCTCGCATTCTTCAAACTACATCATCAACACCACGCGGCGTTCTAAGAAAGGTGATACATCGTTACACCCTGACGCTTTAACCAAAGCATTTGTGAAAGCCAGGAATGCCTCAACGCTGGATCTTGGTGACAATCCACCAACATTTCACGAGATTCGCAGTCTCGCGTCACGGCTATACAGCCTGGAAAAAGGGGAAGAGTTCGCACAGCGCCTACTGGGCCACAAATCAGCAATCATGACGAAGAAATATCTCGATCCCAGAGGAAAGGAATACGTACTTGTCTAAAAAGACCGGATATAGGTTTTCGTGGAAATTTCGTGTATTTTCGTGGGTGGGTGAAATTTTACCTTATAAATCAAGCACACAAAAAAAGACCGAATACGATTCCTATATTCGGTCTAGGGAAATGGCTCTTGGGAGAGAGCCGTGCGCTAAAAGTTGGCATTTTGTGCAAAGCTTGTTCAGCCGTGCACTTTAAGAGTAGCTTACCGCGCTATTTTTGCCAGCCAGCCACACGGCAAGTGATAGTTCCATGGCGAAATTAATTCCGCATGATTTTTCATCACCGGTTAACCCCAACCAAACCATTGTGGGATAAGCGATTAGTTAGCGCACAGCTTCTCGGCGCGTTCGCGGTACGGATCAACACTCATTTTATGACCAGGATTAGCAGCATCATCCAGCAGGATCACGTCCAGCGGCTGGGCGCGCTGCTGCCCGGCTTTCACCTGCGCCTCTGCGGCTTCGTTGAGCGGGTACTGCATCAGTGTGCTGTTGTTGAGTACGAACAGTGCGCCGCCGCTACGGCACTGCAACGTCACCTCTTCTTTGGTGAACGCCCATTGTTTACCGTATTCCAGCTTGGTGATGTTCACCAGTTGATCTGCCGCCAGCGCACCGGTCGCGGTTGCCAGCAGCGTTATGCCAAGTAATGCCGATTTCATGTTGTGGCCTTAAGGTTGCTATTTGATTCAATTTTCCCGCAGTTTGGGGGCATCCGGCAAGCCGCAATGTTACACCGGCGCATAAGTTGCAAATAAACTGACCAGCAACAGCACGCCCGCACCCAAGCCAACTTCTATCCAGCAGGCCAGCACCAGCCCGCGCTGTGCCAATTGCGGCATGCTGCTCATCGCCGGGACGATGGCATATCGGTTGGCCAACGCCACCATCACCATCAGAGCTACCAGTGCGGTTTTGAACAACAGCAGGCGCTGGTAAGGTGAATCGACATCCAGCGGGCAGTTACCGAGAATAATCAAACCGTTGATCACGCCGGTCAACACCACCAGCGCTACCGCCAGGTGGCCCCAACGCGAAAAGCGTATCAGCGTGGTGACCGCGTCGCTGCGGCTTTGCGGTTGAGCCAAATAACGCAGGCAAACCAGCAGCGGCAGCAGGCTGCCAAACCAGTAACCGGCCGCCAGCAGGTGCAACGCGTGGTTGAAACGGTGCAGTGCGCCCAGTGCCCCTTCATGCATCGCCGCATGGCCAATAAACGCCATGCTGACCAGCAACAATGTGGAAAGCAGTGCCAAAAGCTGCGTGCGGCGCGGTTCTGCCAGCAACAGGCTCAGCAACGCCAATAATGAAATGCCCAGGTGCCAGCGCCAGACTTCACCGAAGGTGGTGCCCAGTACCGCCCACCACACGTCCAGCCGCCAGGTGTCGGCCCAGCCGTCGCCCATCTGTCCGGCCTGAATAGCCAGCAGCGCCACGGCAGAAATCCCGGCAAGCCAGGTACAGGAGACCAGTAAAGGACGCACATCACGGGTGAGATACGGGGAAAGGCGCTGTGGCGACAATAAGGCGGTGAATAGGCTGGAGCCAAACATCAGCATCACCGCCGCAAAGTGCACAAAGCGACACAGGACAAACAGGGTCGCCAGACTCAT